TTGGCATACGGTTTCAGAAACATAGACAACTTACTTGATATGGTCATGTTGAGATGTTCAGATATCTCTGTCCTGCTGCCATATCAAAGACTCATTCCTGCCCACACTTCCTGATGAAGCCTCAAATTATCTAATGTTTTCTTCGATTTCAAGACCAGTTTTGAACTCCACTACAATGTTGTGACTGTTGACTTCCACGCGATGTATCAGCTTTCGAACCAGGGAATCATCATACTCAAGATCATCATTGATATGCTCTGCCATGAATTGCTGTATTTCTTTGACTCGCTTTACATGCTCATCCTGAGCAGCCTTCTGACCAAGCGTCTTATCTTTGGTCCCCTTAAGCCTTCTGATTTCTTCGGCCAGATTTTCGTAGTTCTTGCCTGTATTGACGCACTTTACCAGCTGATCCTGTAATTCCTTCAGCTTTGAATCACACGTCTCTAGATCGTCCCCTATGGCATCATTGATATTTTGTTGCAACTTATTCATCATCTGGTTCTGTGAGCCAAATGTCTCCTTGATTGCTTTAACGATGGCAGCATGCAGGTCTTCTTCATAGATTGTTGGTGATAGACAAGCGTTGCCGCCTTTCTGCACCCTGGTCCTACATCTCCAAACTGACACCTTCCGCCCTTTTTTGCTCCATACAATTCTACGATACGGTGCACCACATTCACCACAGACCAACACGCCAGTCAATGCATATTTGCCGCAGTACCCTGCATGAATATTTTGCTCATCTATCAAATTGTTTCTTCTTTTATTTTCCGCTTGGACCGCATGATAAATTTCTTTTGAGATGATGGCTTCATGATTGTTTTCTACATAATACTGTGGAACCGCTCCTTCGTTTTTGATCCGTTTTTTTGACAAAACATCGGTTGAATAAGTTTTCTGTAGCAGGGCGTCACCCATGTATTTTTCATTCATGAGAATCTGCCTGATATTGGAATCCCACCATCTCTTTTTACCTGAGCCATTTGGAATTTCATCCTTCTGCAGCCCTTTGGCAATTGCAGCACAGCTTTTACCTTCCAGGTATTCCCTGTAGATTCTTTTAACAACCTTTGCCTGTTCTGGATCTATGACCAGATTTCCCTTCTCGTCTTTCGTATACCCAAGGAACCACTTTGTGTTGATCTGAACTTTGCCCTGCTGGTAGCGGAACTGAAGCCCCAGCTTCACGTTCTTTGAAAGTGACTCACTTTCCTGCTGTGCAAGGGAAGCCATGATTGTGATCAGAACTTCTCCCTTGGCATCCAAAGTATTGATGTTTTCCTTCTCGAATATAACCGGGATGTTCTTTTCTTTGAGCTGCCGGATATATTTCAGACAATCAATCGTATTTCTGGCAAACCGGCTGATACTCTTGGTAATAACCATGTCAATCTTACCGGCCATACAGTCATCGATCATTCGAAGGAACTCTTCTCTTTTCTTTGTCCCAGTGCCCGAGATGCCATCATCTGCGTAGATGCCGGCAAACTTCCATGCTGGGTTCTTCGAAATATACTCTTTGTAATGGGCTACCTGGGTATCATAGCTGGTCGCTTGTTCTTCCGTATCAGTCGATACCCGGCAATAGGCTGCCACGCTAAGCTTTTTGACTTCCTCCTTGGTGACTGTGTTCCCAAACTTTTTAACCGCCGGGATAACCATTACATTCTTTCTCATTTCCATAACTCATCACTCCTTCGTTTTTATCAATGTATAAACGTATTGTGCCTGTGCATATGGATCGTCCAAATGCTGCACGATAGGTTCCATTTCAAAGTCGGTATAAACTTTTGCCAGTTTTACCGACAATCCCGGGCGTTTATGCTGATGCATACGGTTTTGGTGTGCCATCTGAACTTGATCAAAGAGCTCTTTACTAATAAGAGAGGGATAGAAATCTGTGCCCAGGTAACGCTTGTCCACCAGCAAATTCAACATCCCGCTAGGATATCGATTAATACCAAGCTTGTTTGCAATTGCCTGCAATGAATCACCGTTTATATAGAATTCAAATGCCTTTTGCAGGGCTTTTGATTCATTTTCATCTGCAACTGCCAATCCATTCTCAATTCGATATCCATATGGTATTATTCTCATTTCAAACTCACCCCCTCTCTGAAGGTCAATCCGCAAGTGAACTCAAAGCCAAATTCATCTCTGGAATAAATGTGTACAACTTTGATGCACTCTGTGAATAGTTCATCATCAAACTCATCAGTCACTTCCTTTTGCCGGATTCTTTTTAGCAACTCGCTACCTTCGGAGATCGCAAGGTTCTTATTTTGGAGCTGATTCAGAAGGATTTTTTTCTTTCCATTTAACTCATTACATTCCGCAGACAACTCATTCAAAGCCTTCTGATAGTTCACTGGCTCCAAGAGGTCATCGGCCACAAGGGTTGCCAGTTTCTGAGCCTTAACAGAATTGTCATCGAGTTTTTGATCAATCCTTTCAACGATCCGTTGAGTTCCATCACCATCACACTCGCGTTCCGCTTTTACAAAAGGAATCAAAAGATCATTCTTACTGAAAATCAGCTTGTTCACTACTGTCGTGAAAGCACTTTTAATTGCTTCCTCAGAGATACCCTTCATTGAGCACTTTTTTATATTGTTTAAGTGTGTAACGCAGATCCAAATAACACATTTCTTTCTATTTCGTCCAGTGATGCTTTTTCGTTTTAAACGTGATCCACACTGCTCACAAATCAGTTTTCCAGTAAAGGTATATCTTTCCTGGTAATTGATATGTTCTGAATCAATACCCTTTTCTTTCCTATGAAGTGCAATCAGTTCTTGTGTTCTTTCAAACTGTTCTCTGGTAACGATCGCTGCGTGATGATCGTTGAGTAAATACTGGTCACGATACCCTCGATTGTTGTGACGCTTGAAGTTGTCATCTGTGAAAGTCTTCTGGTAGAGTACCTCACCAATATAGCGTTCATTCTTTAGCATCCATTTTACGGTTGTTTCACTCCAATGATCCGTTTGCCTGGATGGTATTTTCTTAACATTGAGTTCTCTTGTGATATGTCGTATTCCTTTTCCCAAGCAGGCTTCATTGAAAATGAACCGGACCACTGGTGCTGTATCTTCATCGATGACTAACTCTCCATCTTTCATTACGTATCCATAGGGAGCAATGCTTTGTTTATAGCTTCCGTTCATGAATCGACGTTTGATGCCCCATTTTTCATTCCCGGAAATTGAAACCAATTCACTTTCTGCTAGGCTGCTAAGCACTGACATCATGAACTCATCATTTTCTTTAAGCGTATTGATATTCTCTCGTTCAAAGAAAATACCGATGTCTCTTGAATTTAGGTCTCTGACAATAGAAAGATAATCTGTCACATTTCTACTTAACCGGGAAATACTTTTTATTAGAACAAGATCGATTTTTCCTTGTTTGCAGTCATCCAGCATTCTCATCAAATCAGGACGTGTCTTCATTTTTATCGCAGAAAGGCCTTCATCGCAGTAAACTCCTGCGAATGCCCAATGATCATTACTCTTTATCACTTGCTCGTAATGTTTCTTTTGAGCATCCAAGCTTTCCAACTGGTCATCTTTATTTGTGGAAACCCTGCAGTATGCAGCAACGCGCTGTTTTTGTTCAGGATCTTTCTTCATTGGTTCAATTTTGGTTATCGTTGTCATGGTCTCATCCCCCTTTCGTCAGGTGACATATTCGCTCTGAAGTGTAGTATTATCAACGATTTCAGGGCATTAATTGTGCAAAAAATGAAGGAAAAGATTCACGGTTTTTTGTGTCTATTTTTGCATATTCATCCTGGGTAATAATGCCGGCATCCAGCAGGCCTTTGATCAACTTTGTCGCAAGTGCATAGGCATACTCTTTCTCGAGATCCTCATTTGTTACTTCGTGTATATCAGGGCTGACTTCTTTAGCCGGGATTACTTTTCTATCTTCATTCATGGCGGTATCCTCCATAACACACAGGACATTTGCCCACCAACTGAGCAATGAAGCCATAAAAAAAGACAACCAAGTGAAATTCAGCTTAGTTGCCATCTATAAAAAAATTTATACATTTTAGGAAAAACAAGAAAATCCTACGTATATAGGTGATGAAGGAGGATTTGATCATGAAATCAAACCACGTTAGCATCACCATGGCAGTATTTACTGTCATCAAAGTCATTCTGGCTGGAGAGGAGCCTATTACGGCAATCCAGACCTGTTTCAGAATGCGGACCCTGACAAACATGTTATTTGATATGGGCTTGTCGCCAGAAGAAATCTTTAATGCCTTACCCCAGGACCAGGAGTCTTTATGAAATGTACAGAAGATGTCTATAACGATTTGAAAGGTATCACTGATTTAACACGGATAATTGCCATGTCCAACTCCGAAGGGATGAATTACACACATGAAGAGCTAAGTTCATCATTTCGTGCTATCTGGTTACAGCTTGACCATGTATGTGATGATCTCGAGGTAATTGTAAACTCCAAACAATAAAAAAGAGAGGCAGCCAAGTCACGATGACTCAGTTGCCTCATTTATCTTCTGGTTCTAGTGGTTTTGTTTTGAGTGCCTCATAGATACGTGATCCAGTACCATTGCCATCTAAGGCATGGTAGGCTTCATATACTCTGTCGATCTCTTTCCATGTCTGCGTCGGCAAGGTTGGTGCATCCTTGTACTCCGCATAGAAATCGAACAACTTACTATGAAGCAGACAGCGGACGCCATCACGAATGGCATCCGCTTCTGTTGTGTTTTTTTGCTGGGTTTCTCTGTACTTTCTTGATACTGCCCTGAGGTCTGCAATCAGCCATCCGGCTAGACCAGATAGAATGGCTGTAAAGAAAGGATTGAACCAGCTCATTCTGGTTTGTTCTCTTTCCAGTTGATCAATCTACTGTAGAGCTCATAGAAGTAATTGGTACCACGGCTAATGGCGACTGCCGTTAAACAGATACCTACCCATGGGAAGTTCTCATTGATGGACAAGATCGTGAACAGATTCAACTGCAGATCAAGAACCAGCAAGAAGCTGAGACCAAGAGACACAATAATCTGCCACTGGAACTTCTTATCCACAAATAAGGTCTGACCCCAGGAGACCAGACCCTCGATGGCAATTGCTGCCACCATGTATGCTTGTAATGTATCGACCATATTTCCTCCTTATTTGACGCGAATAGACTGACCTGGATAGATCAGATTCGCATTTTCGATTCCATTGATGCTCTGTAACTTCTGCCAAGTAGTACCATAGGCTGCCGCAATTCCAGACAAAGTGTCACCAGACTGCACGGTGTAGTATTCAGCTACAGGTGTAGAAGCACCCATGATACAGTTGACTTTGTGCTGTACAGATGCCGCATCATAGCCAAGAGTGGCCAGCTTTGTCCATCTCTCTTCACCATAGACACCCGCCCATCCATGTGAGCCCTCGGCAATATACTGTGCAATCTTATCCTCTGTTGGTTTTGGCTCAACCACTGGAGCTGGGTCAGCAGCAGAGGCAGGCAGTACTGGTGTGTCTGCAATTCCTCCATATTTATCCCAGGTGAGCCTGTCCCCGTAGAACACATTGCAGTCCAGATTTCCACCGTAGCCGTCAAGACGACCAACACTGGTCCACTGCCACATGCAATAGAATGGCCAGTAAGATACATCTGGTGTATTGCCGGCATTGGACATGTCATAGTTGGCATCTGGAACGTAGTCGAGATACTTGGCTACCCAAAGACCATAGTCTGCATTCACAACTGGAGACCAATCATAAGAATTTACGACTGATTCGGACATGTAGATAACTGGTTTCACCCCTGTTAACCGCTGTACTTCATTTAACCAACGCAGGGCCCAAGCTACATCCCACTTGTTTTCTGCTTCCCAGTCAAGGACAGGCACTGCCTGACCAAAGTAGTTCTTGGTGTTCTCGACAAAGAAGTCGGCTTCTGCCACTGCATCATTCATAGGACGTGCAAAGTGATAGAAACCAATCGGCTTATTCATTGTCAGTGCTTTCTGGAAAAACCTATCGCAGCTAGGGCTGACATAGCCGATGCCTTCGGTTGCTTTGATGATGACAAAGTCAAAAGAAATAGCAGACAGATCTAAGTCTGCCTGCCAGTTGGAGATATCAATTCCGTTCATTGTACCCATAAAAAAGAGCCTCCTTAGCTCTATGTAAAATATGTATGATGTGCTGTCTATCAGACAGGAATTGTTTGAGTTTATTCCGCAGTTTCCGTTAATGTGTAGGTTATCTTCATGGTCTTATCTGCCGTCTTAATAACTGGTGTAGCCAGATTGTTAATGGTCGCCAAGTATGGAGTATACAAATATAAGTCCTTATGAAAATAATAGCCGCTGTAATGGCAGCAGTATTCCTGGTATGCATAAGTCTTATAACGCGACAGATGTTTTCTGCCCCAAGATGACTCATCATCACCTCGCAAATTCCGGACATATAGTTTTGGCTCTCCATTCAAGTAATACCAGCCATTGATTACAACGTCATCATCAACACTGAATGTATAGTCAATGTCATAGTTATAAGTCGCATCTGGCACCACTTCGATGTTGGCCACATTTGTTGTATCCAAGCGATAGACCGTAGTTGAATTATCTACTGCAAACATCAGCCACTTTCCGCTCATGCCGACAGTTCTTACCTCCTGCGTGTTCGCTGGCAGGATAATCTTTTGAGTCGTTCCTTTGCCTGCACTGATCGTATCCAAGAACCACTCATAAGTAGTGTGATTGTAGTAATCGACTCCATTTGAGGTGCTGGAATACTTCTGGTTATCCTTTCGACTGATGCCATACCAGTTACCATCAGCTCCATGGAACAAATATGTAAGAACTCCATCATAGTTATAGTAAGGTGCATTCGTTCCATCCTTACTTCCGCCCGAATAACTGACCCAGTAAGGATAATGATTTAGTTCAATCGATGTCTCTTCGACTGCATCTGTGGCAATCAGAGAGTACGTACGCTGCAGCAGTTTTGCATGAATATAATCCTCAGGAATCTTACGAAGAATTGCAGCAGTCGTATTGTAGATAGAAATCATCTCCATGCGATAGCCATCACCAATATAAGGTCTCTGGTTATCCAGATAAGAATGCTGATCAGGATTGGAAATGCCGTTTTTTACATTGTCACCTCTGAGCATCACGAAGTAATTACTATCTACTTGTGTTCCCTTGCCTGCCAGTGAATTGGTCAAACAAATACAAGAGATCGTTCCATTGGCTTGTGATGTGGCAAAATCCCACACATACTTATAGCTGTTATCCACTTTCTTACTTTCGGTCAAGTTCCTGCTGCCACGTTTTGTATCAGCAGTATTATTTGCATCACTTGATGCATATCCTATTAAAGGATTATCAAGTGGAGCATAGATAATGGTTGGATCTTCTGTGATCGCATTCTGGTATAACAAAATACCGCCAGTAAGCCTTTCATAAACTGGCAGTAGCCAATCATCACCACTTTTTCCATCAAAGGAAGGACTGTCATACATCATTCCTTGTATATTAGTGTTCAGCACATCAGCGATTGCTTCTGTGACAAGGTTCGTATCCTCATATACTTCCTTCTCGCCAGTATGAACATTGGTAAGCTCAATAACGCTTTTTCCTTTCAGCATTCTTATTCCTCCTTATTCAGATAGTCCGTCGTGATTGTTTTGACATAACCAGAATCACCACTGATGACGATCCGATATTTAATCATCCCCGTTGTAGCCTTCTCTGCCCATGCATCTGTACTGATTCCTTGCAGGGCTGTTTTTGCCATGCCAGATTTTTCTTCCGATAATTGTGACCAGGTATTGTCGGTATACGTCCACCAAGTTGTCCCATTATCAAACGACACTGCAAATAAGGCAGCATCATCTGCATCAACCGTGACTTTCTCAATGCCAATAATCGACGCATCCGTCATGTCGATATTCTCCGAATAGATGACCTGCGGCTTTGGCAAGCCAGTATAGCTTGCCGTAAATGGCGGAAAAGAATTCAAGGAATCATGCCAATAGAGTACCGTTGGATCAGTCAGTGTCAGCAGCAGGCTTCCATTCGGAATCTCTTGTATTCCATGTGTCTCGAACACTGCTGCTGTCAGTTCTGTTTCCGTGAGCTTGCTCAAGGCACCATCCACAACCGTATATAGGCTCTTGTCTGCATCGGTGATCAGATACCTTCGGTTATATGGATCAAGAAGCGCTGGTAGGTCAGTGCTCAATACAAAGGCAGTTCCAGTGGCATCTTGATGCTTAAAAGTGATGTACTTTCCGGTCACCGGAGTAAAGGCTGTCGTTATCGAGCCGACCACAAGACTGGATTCACCAATGTAAGAGGTATTTGTCGGATATGTGATTACATTGATCACAATATCTCCGGTATCTAATAGCAACAGTTCCCAGACTAGTTTTACGTCATCTGTTGTTACGTTATATTGTGAATAACCTTCCCAGCGAATCCGCAGAAATTTATAGTAGTTGTAAACTGTTCCTTCTTCACGACTAACTGTATATACCTTTGCATCACGCCTGCAGACTTTCACCTGTTCAGCATTGGTACCAATCCCTATCCAGGAGTTACCATTCACATAGATATTTGAAGCAACCACGTTATTGAAATGGAACCAGTCTACTCCTGTTAAAGTATCCGTACTGTCATCATTCGGATTGTTATCGCGGATTTTGACCATGTTATCTGTGCTGGCAAAGATATCCTTTATTGCAAAATAATCAGCCATTATTGACCTCCAGTTCTGTTAATGTAGTGAAGTTTGTAAAGCCGAGTGGATAAGCCACAAGGCGACCTTTATCGATGGATGTTTCAACACTCGAAATCACGGTTTGATACTTAGATGCAAGCATCAGTTTCTGATCTACAAGTACCGTATAATTCGTTCCCGTCATCTTCTGGGTTGAAGTATGATGGCCACCGACAAATGGTGCGGTTACAAATGGATTTACAGTGATAGAAGTCAGTGAATCAAATTCTTGGGTAGAAATCACCAGACTATCCATATTGCCCCGATCCAATCGCTTCTCTGTCCCGCCAAAGATCTCATAAGCTTTTCTCAGTGAAAATTGATCAACGTCAATAACATAGATTTTGCTATAAGACATCTTTTTCTTATCACTGATATCGATCACGTCATGAACCACCGGAGCAAACACTCTCAAGTTATCCATCAACCCAGCGAGCGGAAGACCCGTCAGCTGTATCTTTGAGTATTGATCTGACAGCCCTGCAGAAGTCGGTGCATCGAGTTCCGTGACTACATCTCCTGAAAGTCCTAATGTGCTCATAACATTTATCAGGATTGGACTCAGCTCGTCCTTTGCAGTAATACGACCATCCCAACGATCCTGGGCTCCAAGTCCCTGACCGGTAATGGATGCAATGATGCATTGTGCGGCAATCGTCGCTGCTCCTGGTGCAATCGATATCCATACCTCAAAGGTGTGGAGTGTCTTCTCTTGCATATCTAAAAGTGGATAAAACAGATTCAGAAGGTGCAAGCCACTATGCCATGTTTCTGTTGGATGGAATTCCTCAATCTCATGGCCATCAATGACGTATGTAACAATCACGACAGATTGGCCATCCTCTTGCCAGGGAGACGGAACTGAAACTGATGTTGCGAGTTCTTTATTTGTCGTTGTAACATTCCCTGATGCATCTTTGGTTTCTACTGGTAGGATTGTCATTCCTGTCCCCTGGGATGTAATCAATTTGGTTTCTTGAGTTGCAGCAACATCCAAAATTATGGTTGCCTTAAATTCACAGTCCGTTTCTTCTTGTGTTGCATACTCGAGTTTAATGATCTGTCCCTTCTCTGCACCAAGTACATATCCCAGAGCATTTACATAAGAGTAAGTGGACATCTTAGTCGTCTCGACTGAATTGAGAAGGCCATTAATGTTCTTGTCATTCTTACTCTTTGCTTCAGATAGACGCGGATTTTTGCCTACACATTTCAGGGAGCACTTGCCATTGATTCTTACAGTCAAGGACGTAATGGCAGCCATCTTTGTTGCATCTGCCTGGCCACCAGTGAAGACTAAAACATCAGCCAAATCTAGTGCAGGATCTCCAATCGTTTCTGAATCGAAAGGAACATAGTTGATGACTGAAATTGCATTCAGAAGGTTTGTTAGAATCTGCTTTCTTGTCTCATCAAGGCCAAACTGCAATAAAGGATTGACACCAAAATTCATCGTCAAACCATCATCAGGATCTAATGCAATGTACTCTGCTGTATTCGTTCTTTTATTCGTTGAATTGAGCGCTGTATAACGCGTCACAAAATCAGAAAAGCTACTCGAATATCGATGCGTGTTATTCACGGTAGCTACAGAGTTAGCATTGTACTTTACCAGTTTCAATTTTCCGTCTCTACCAATCGTTGCAAAGCAACCTAATGCTTGCGAGAGATAATGCAATAGATCTCGGCAGGTCTCGATGTCGTTATCTGGATATACGCCCAAAAGTGCTGTTCCGTTTGGCAGGGCCTCGATCTCAGCTTTGGTCTGAGCCAGCTCAACTTTGCAGTCTTTGCATATTAAAGTCAGCAGATCATAAGGATATCCACTAGATTGTGCTTTGTTGTATGCACGCTCAAAATTCAGCATTGCATCGTATGCCTTTATCTCAAGGGTTCGAATCTTACGGTTCGCTTCTGCAACATAAAAGATGCCCAAAGGTACATCCTCAACGGTGCCATCATGCAGTGTCATATGAAAGGTCAATGTGATCTTTGCATTTTCAAGACTGTAACGGTCAATATCAGAGAACAGGGAGATTCCCATCTCTGCTGCATAGACCGAGCCTAGTTCTATTTCAGAACTTCCAGAACATTGCCTGGTAACATATCCAGATCCTTTGACAATGTCCTTATTGGTAAACGGATATTCTTTTCCTTCTGTTGTGACAATTAACCCAGACCAGTAAAAGGAGCGGGTATTTTCTTGTATTGCAATTTTATAGGCATCTGAAACTGAATACATAAACCCACTCCCTCCTAGTATTCTTTAAGATCAAAGCTGACTTTCCAAAGTCCCTTCTTGACTGTGTCATGAACCAAGGATGATTTGAAACCATCCATGTACATATCGCGTGTCTCAGGAACCATCGTTTCTGTATTAAAGAACTCGACAGACAGTTTCGGTTGCTTTCTCATTAAAGAGAATCTCTTCAGCCAATCTGGTGACACTTGAAAAGTCACAGAAATCTCCGCCATACCAGACCGCACAAGGTCTCTTTGTTTCGTCCCGGCTTCCGTATCTCCCGAACTATCAGCTTCAACATCTGACAGTGACAGATCATAGGAAGTAGGAAGTGGGATATCTGTATTGTTGATCCGCAGATATTGTGTAAATGCCATGATCTACCTCCTGACCGTAGTGCCATCCGCTGCTGCGCAGTAATAATGGTTTCATCAATCAATGTTCCGCCAAGATATACCGGGATTGTGATATCTCCGGTGTTGCCCGCATCTGCAAGTGCAGATGCAATTGCGGCAGTAATGCTTCCAGTCTGTGACGAAACTGCATTCTGAATCATCGAGGATAACGAACTGACTCCAACGACAGCTTCTGGTCCAGCTTCTCCGCCAGCAAGCAGCTGACCGCCTTGTGCCCCGAAAATGGTCGGGCTGTTCAAAACCATGCCATCTCCCATTGCCTTTTTGTACCAAGAAACACCAATATGAGGAATGGATGGTGGATCAAGCGAGAAGCTCCCTTCAATAGAAAAATGAGGCAGTTTGATCTCTGGTAAATGCCAATCAAAGTTAAAGAAACCCTTGATCGCATCGATTGCATTGGAAACGCCATCTCTAGCTGCGCTAATTTTGTCGCTGAAAGCACCCCTGATATTTTCCATGATGGAAGCCGCCGTATCGTGGGCGGCAGACAACTTGTCGGAAAAGGATTGCTTCACGTTATCCAGTCCATTCCCCACGTTGGTTTTGATATTGTCGATTGAATTACCGACACCTGTTTTAATGTTGTCCCAGATGGTTCCCGCATTTGCCTTCATCGTGTTCCAACCATCCGACCATTTCTGGCCAATATCTGAGAAGAAGTTCGGCAATGTTTGCGTGAAGAAATCGCCAACGGCAGTCCAGGCAGTCTGAATTCCATCACAGAAGCCAGACCACACTCCCTTAAACCAATCGGTAATGGCACCCCAGTTCTTCACGATGGCAATAATGGCCACAACTGCCGCGATAATAGCCGCGATGATGCCGATGATTGGTAGAAGTGGTATAGATGCTGCACCTACTGCTGCACCGGTCGCTGTGGCCGCTGTTCCGGCCGCTGTCGTGGCCGCAGTACCAATGCCCAGGAAGGTCGTCAAACTTCCAATTGCACTGGTGATCGTGCCGACAGCACTGATGACCTTGCCACCGGCAACCAGTAATGGTCCAATGGTCGCCGCAAGTAAAGCAATCTTGATGATCGTATTTTGCACTGGTTCTGGGATACTGTTCCAAATCTGTGAAAAGGTCTTCAAAGCTCCTGAAATATCCTTCAATACTGGTGCCAAGACAGTCGCTAATGAATTACCGATATCCGCTCCTGTTTCTTTCAGGCTATTCATGCTCATTTGGAATTGGTCAATTGGATCTAAGGTCTGATTGAATGTATTTTCAACACTTCCAGAGAAGTTACCCAGTGAGTCAGATAGATTCTCAAGGTTCAGTTTTCCTGTTGATGCGGCATTATAAACAGCAGCACCAGCTTTACTACCAAAAAGATCGTAGGCAGCCTGTAGTTTCTCAGTTTCTGTGCCATTTCCTTTCATAGTTTCTGAGAATTTCGCAATTGCCTGGTCTAATGTCTGACCATCCTTTGTGGCATTCTTCATGGCTGTTTTCAAGCCCATCATTGCAGCCGATGTATCAAGACCAGACATCTCAACCATGCCCATGAATCCTGCTGCCTGCTGTGAGTTCAGACCCATTTCTTTGAGTTGGACTGCGTTCAATTGCAGAGAACTTGCAAGGGTACCCATGTCTATACCAGTTGCCTGTCCAGTCGCATTGAGAGCATCCAACAGATCTCCAGCATTGGAACTGTCCTGTCCAAAGGCATTCAATACACCTGAGACATTATCAACAGAAGTGGATACATCAGTGTTATTGATTTGTGAGAACTTGATAAACTTACCAGACAGTTGATCCAGTGCATCACCAGAAAGTTTGAATCTTGTGTTCACCTCACCAACAGCGGCACCCGCTGTAGCAAAGTCGGTTGGAATCTCTGTGGCCAGATCCTTTACCATCTGGTTCATTTCATCCAGTGCAGCTCCACTAGCACCCGTCTTCTGCTCAACAGTATCCAAGCCATCATCGACTTCTTTGAATGCAGCCAGTGAAGCTGTCCCAATGGCAACGATAGGAACTGTTACACCTTTTGTGAGACCTTCACCAGCATCGCTGATCTTTCCGCCAACTTCTTGCATCTTTGATCCAGCTTGTTTCAGTGTTGCAGCAATACTAGAATCTGTGGTCTTGCATTCCTTTTCCAGATTCTTCAGTTCCTGTTCCGTAGCAACGATCTCACGCTGCCATGCATCATACTGTTGCTGGGTGACTGATCCGTTCTTTAGACCTGCATCCATCTGATCCTGTACCGATTTCAGATCATTCAGTTTTTTCTTTGTCTCATCTACGGACTGACCAAGCAGTTTGAATTTCTGCTCGATCAGAGTTGAGTTTGTTGGATCAAGCTTTAGTAGTTTATTAACATCCTTAAGCTGTGACTGAGTATTCTTTATTTCTTGATTAACTCCGGCTAGAGCTTTTGAAAGGCCAGTGGTATCGCCACCGATCTCTACGGTTATTCCTTTAATTCGGTCTGCCACGATGACCGCCTCCTTTCTGAGTACGAAAAAAGCACCTCCACATCTCTGTGAAAGTGCTTAATGATAAACATTTAATTTTTATAACACCTCTATAAATCGGAAGTTGTATGGGTGGGGTTATGCTCATTTTGTGAGGTTGATGCAATAAAAATTCTTTCCATTATTTTCTCTAATTAAAACACCGCCATTATGAATGATAACCTTATTAGATCGTTCGTTGTTTGCATTAGCGCCGATTTGTAGTTGCATCATACCAAGTTCCACACACTTTTCTTTTAGTAATGCTAATATGGAATTTCCGTACCCTTGACCACGTTTTGAATAAGCGATAGCATAGCCTATGTTCCCGCTCGTTTCCCTCAATGCATCATTTAAGCAATGACGTATCCGTCCATACCCTATTGGAACCGTATTATCATACAACCAATAGGATGACTGTGGGACCATCCAGTTTTCCAATTTTCCATTATCAATTGCAAATTCTTTTTCAAGCCATATTTTGTATTGATCAAAGGTCATTCCATATACCTTATTATGAAAACCGTTATCGTTTGACGAAATCTCCTGCAACATATTATAAATGTCTTGACCGTCTGATAAAGCGAGTTTTTTTAAATATAACATGACACTCCCACCTCGTATTATATAAATAATCTTGCTCGACAAATTCGGATTTGTCGAGCTAATTATACCATGATACCACAACCCCGGTCAAAACCGATCCATCATATCCTGCGTAGCCACCTCCGAATAATCATAGCTGTCATTCCCCATTTCTGTGTACATATCATTAACGGTTCCAATGGTCAGAAGGTCAAGATCACGAATTGACAGACCGAGTTGAACACACCTCAATAAAAAAAGCGGTGTTGTCATTTCTCGATCCGTTTTATGAAGTTTTTTTTAGACTCGACCTGCTGTTCAACATTCAAGCCCCAAAGAGAGATGATTTGTGGCAACACTTCATAGATTGAGAAGGTGTTGAACTGATCCAGCCATTCATCAGGTGTCTTTGCCACATTCACTGGATCTGCATGTTTTGCCATCAGCCAAGCAATATTCTCGAAAAGTTCCAAGCTGAAGGAATCCAGATCACCATCTTCCTTTTCACTCTTATCGATACTTTTCTCTAGTACGGAGAGATCTTTGTAAATATCCCTATGAAATTGATTTCTGTATAATCTTGGGATTGCTGCTGAAGCCCGGAATGTTACTGGAATTCCATCAATCTCAATTGTTTTAGTTACTGCCATTTCTTCATCCTCCTAAAAAAGATGCAAGCAGAGAATTACTTCCCTGCCTGCATATCATTTATGCTCCGGCTGTTGTATCACCGGTAGTAGTTGCTGTTGGAGCCTTTGGTTCATATACAGCCTTATACCAATCGTTATAGATTGCTTCGGATGTATTTGTACCTGTCTTGACCTTAACGACGCCGCTTGGAAGTGGGGACACTGTAAGAGACAGTTTTTCCGTCTTTACGGATGTCTTATCTTCCGTGGTATCACCTTCCATAGATGGTCTAGTTGCACTGCAGTAATACAGGCAATGCCTGATCTTTCTCTGATCACCGGTGAACTCAAAGAGCAGTGCAAAATGCGCCGGCTCCACATCTTTGTTTTCAACCAGGACACCATTGGCATCTTCGGTTTCTTTCAGGATATCCTTCAAGAATTCTTCAGGTACCAGTGCCAGCTCCAAATCGCCAGAGTAACCATTGTTATTACTGATCATGTAGTATACGGAATCATCCGCATAGAATGGATCATTCTCACCTTCTGCATCCAATGCTAAGCTGACGGAACCTGGCAGGCTTTTCAATGTGCCATAGGTGATGGTCCCGTCTTCGGCAATTGTCGTAGTTGCATAGTGACAATTTTTTAGACCAAACTTCACCTTATTCTTTGTATTAGTCATTTCCATGACCTCCTTCTATATTTCTGTTTGATAAAGCACTTCATACATCTTTTCGGATTCAATCCAGGTCTCTGTCTTTTCATAGGCAACCTCGTGGATTGCAAGGACATCCTCGATCTGGATCTCAATTTCCGGGTCCTTTTTATCGGTGTAGAGTTCAATGTTTAGCTCATTCACTTTGTAGTAGACCTGGTTATCCGCAAACATGTTGTCAGTACCTGGAAAAAGAAAAACTAAAAAAGGAGGATCAGGCGATTCTCCTTCCGCAAAATGGTCATAGGCAAACGGCAGATTACACTCCGTTAACATCGCCATCACATCCTCGTATTTCATTTCAACTTCTCCTCGATTGCTTTGATAAGGTCCTGCTCTCCTTTTTCTGCAGCAGGTTCTATATGCGGCTTCCCTGCCACTCTACCTCCACCACGTTTCGCATGACCAAATTCCAATAAATGGGTCAGCTGATAACGATTGCTTGAATGGACGAGAACATCTAGGCTGTTTGCATTCTCACGTATTTTCTTGATTCGCCAGCTCTTTTTATAACGGCCATTGAGGACCGGTGCAGAACTCTCGATATCTTTCTTTACCGACTTTGCAGTATCTTTGACCGCATCCTTCATATCATCCGTAGCGAGATTTGCGTACTTCTCCAGCTCATTCATAATGACATCGTCCATATCATCAATCGAAACATTCTGACTCATACTTTGCCCTTCTCCAACTTGCAGTTAAACTTCAAGCTATTATGCTTTTGACCCATTGGATTCACGTAGGTGATGTTATAGATCTTTCCATCGGTAAGAATCCGATACTTTGTGGATTCCACAGCTTTTGTTTCCTTGGAATAGCGAACGGTAAAATCAAGAGACTCTTCTGGGTTAACAACAGTACCGCCACTTTCAGAGCCGGTGCTTGTGCCAATTGTGGCCCAGCAAGAAAAGTAATCTGTCCATTCATTGGTATGGTTTCCGTACTGGTCTACAACAACTGCATGTTTCTGAATCTGAATCCGAACGCGAAGATCACCAATATTCATTCATTGACTCCCTCCCGGATCGCAAACAAGATCGACCGAAGTGTTAGTTGCAATGCATGATGATCTGCCTCTTCTCGGTGTTCAAACAAATAAGCAAGTGCATAAAGAATTGCGACTTTGAGCGTTTCCCGAATTGCTAAAAGTTCATCCTTGGTATATGCATCTGTGCTTTCAGCATCAGAATTAATGACAGCCCATTGTGCTTCCGTTAATCTACCCACGTCTTGGCAAAGTCGTGAGGCTGAAGATAAGAGGATGCTGATCGTGGCATCCTCATCAGCCGAGTCAACTCGCAGATACTCCTTTGCTTCATCAAGCGATATTAATGCCACGATCACTCACCTCATTCCTTAGACTGTTGCCTTCATCTGCAGAACCTGGACTGCTTCAGGAAGGATCAGCTTGCCATCTACTCTCTGAGTAGAAATAAAGCCAACCTGATCTGTACGAGCATACAGCTCATTCAGTCTCTTAAAGGTTCTGCTCTGACGATCAGCAACCCAGTAATAACTGTAGTCACCAAAGACCAGTGCTTTTGCGCTTGCGGCAATTGCAGGCATATAAGAACTTGTTACCAGTGGACGGCCAAGCAGTGTATTTGGTTTCCCAATTTCCAGTGATGGTTTCCAGATATAGTTGTCGTTCTTATCTTTCAGGGTCATCAGCTGCAGCAAAAGTGCTTCATTGCAGAGGAACTGTGCGTTCTTTCTGTATGGTGCCTTCAGTGCATAGTAAAGCTGGAAGACTTCATCAAACTTTACGGAGGTCTGAGTAGAAGCCGTAACACCAACGGGTGCTCCACCTGTATCTGCAAGCAGACCGAGTGGCTTGTTCTGACCATCCCCTGTGAAGAATGCTTTTTCTTCTGCATTACCCATACGCACACCAAACCGACGTGCAATATAAGATGCCAAGTCAAAGGCAGAATCGTTCAGCAGTTCGTTAGAAATCTTGATCATTGTGCCCATCTTGTAAGCACCAAGAGTTGTCTGGCCAAAGGTTGTATCTGCTTCTGGAATTTCCTGACCTTCATCGATCCAGCTTGCTTCACCAGAATCTTCTGCAATCGGAATCTTTCTTGTGCCAGAAGATGTTTTGATGACAGTGGCTAAAGAACGGAAGATATCATTCTCTTCCAAGGATTCAACCAGCTGCTTTTCAAATTCATCCGGGACAGTATAACCACCCTTTGGATCTTCACCGACAGACAGTGCATCCATGACTTCAGCGTAGTTGCCACGGTTTCTCAGCATATTCCAGAATGCATCACTGTATTCTGCAGTCGCTGTTGGAGAAGTGTTTTTCTTGCTGCCTGTCTTCACATCTGCATGTACTGGCATAGAAGTTGGTGCGGCCAGCTTTGCATCAATTTCTGCCTGATTCTCCAGACGTTCGATCTCATCACCAAGTGCCTTAACGTCAGAAGCCATTTTGTTGTACTGCTCTACAGCAGAGCTTTCGACGAGACCATTCTCGTCTCTGTGTTCCTCCAGGAAAGCTTTTGTCTGCTCCCAGAGGGTATTACGCTTATTGCGCAAATCAATAATCTTACTCATTGTTTTTTCCTCCTTCAAAAGTTGAGTAACAAAAAACAGCTAGTTCCTTATTTCAGGAAATCTAGCTGTCGTTTCAAAATCTCATATGGCATACTGCCATCTGCGGTAGTACCATTCATACCGATCTTTGGTTCTTCTGGTTTTGGCTTTACGTCATCACCAGATGCCTCAGTGACAAGCCGATTCAGAATTGCCAGATCCATCTTCCGGCTGGAATACATATGTGCTTCCGCACCAGGAATAATGATCTTTTTCTTCTGTGGATCTTCTTCTGGATCTTCCTCGGGTTCTTCTGGATCTTCAGGATCTTCCTCTGAATCTTCTTCCGGGGCTTTTTTATCCTCGTACAAGATTTCATCAGCAAATCCCAACTCCACTGCTTTCTTTGCATTCATCCAAGTTTCGTTGCTCATCAGATCAGCGACCTTTTTTCTCGAAAGGCCACACTTAGCGGTATAGGCATTGATAATACTTTCCTTTATTTCATTCAGTGTGTCGATTGCCTTCTCCATATCCTTGGCATTGCCCATTGCAATGGTCGCTGGATCATGGATCATTAGCAGTGCCGTTGGAGACATCAACACCTTGGAACCTGCCATGGCAACAACCGAAGCAGCTGATGCTGCAATCGAAGCAATTTTGACAGTCACCGCACCTGGATAATCCTGCAGCATCGTATAGATCTCAGCTGCCGCAAAGACATTACCACCCGGACTATTGATCCAGACTGTCACATCTCCTTCTTCCGAATTCAGCTCTTCGCGGAATGCCTGTGGGGTTACTTCATCACCCCAGATTGAATCTTCATCGATTGGTCCTTCTAGTCGTAATACACGACCTCCGCTATCATCGTGAATCCAATTCCAAAACTTCTTCATCATTTCCTCCTCGGGGACTTCGTCCCTTTCTTCTTGTTCTGTGTGACATTGTCACCCGTGCTATCGGTGTCATTGGCACTTGCCTGACCAGTGCTGGCAGCACCAGACTTGCCGGCATCCTCCAAACGGACATAACCACCATTGAGGTAGTAATCATCGCCACCCTTTTCTGCTGGAATCAGATCCATGTTTTCTAAACGATGGACATCATTCGGTGAAAGGAAGCCATTACTGATTCCTGTTGCATACCCACTCATCCGGCTTTGATAATCGCCCCGTAAAAGGCCGTCCACGTTGAATTTCGGAAAGTAGGTGTCCTGCTCCGATTCCAGTAAAAGATCCTTCACAATCGCCTGCTCAATGCGGACAAGCCAAGGTGTCAGCGTATGAACCACAAAGTCGATGGACTGATGCTCAATGTTGGAGAAGGTCGCATGATCCAAATCCTGCACCATATGTGGTGGAACCCGGAACACTCTGCAAATCTCCTCAACTGAAAACTGCCTCACGGAAAGGAACTGCGAGTCCTCCGGAGGCAGGGATATTGGTTTATAGGTCATGCCTTCTTCAAGCACGGCTACCTTATGTGCATTACTTGCACCGCCATATACATCAGACCAGTTCTCTCTAATCTTTTCTGGATTCTTCAACACACCTGGATGTTCCAAGACACCACTTGGCTGTGCTCCATTACGGAAGAAGGATGATCCATACTTTTCAACTGCAAGTGTTGTACCTAGAGCATTCTTCATCATGGCAATTGGTGAGAAACCAACTAAGCCATTAAATCCAAGTCCTGGTACATGGAAGATCTCGTCTCTTCTGAAATACAGATCCTTGTTCTTATCACCTGGCACCTCATCGGTATAGGCATGATAGATATAATAAATATCTCCATGTTCATCTCGATCCACTTCCACGTTTTCTGGATACAACGGATAGAGTGCGAGAATGTTATTCTTCCCGTCACGAATGATCTGTGCATAAAAGTTGCCCCACAGTAATAAATGGGTGAGACACAATTCCCAGAAGGAAAAACTTGTCATCTCAGGATTTGGTTGGCGGTATAGAATTTTATACAAAGGATGATCCCTTGCACGCTCTTTTCCATTCTCCGATTCATCCGTGAACTTATACATTCGCAAAGGCAAACTTGCGACTGTTTCAGAAAGCAGTCGGACACATGCATAAACTGCTGCAATCTGCATCGCTGATTTCTCATCCACTCGTTCGCCACTGTCCGCTCTACCAAACAGGAATGTCTGTCCTGAATCACGTACATTGTCTGTGACCTCAGGTACAATTTCCTGCAGTGTATCTCTTGCACTGGATAAACCAAGTAATCTTTTTATTCCCATGCATGACTCCTTTCTTAAAATATCAATAAGCCGCGGTCATCATAGACGCTGCTTTGATTCTCATGACGAATACAACGATCGAGTGCCATGATTGCAGCCACGATTCCATCAATCTTTTCCGGCGACTTCGCCTTCGTTGGTTTGATGTTTTCTGCGGCATCCCGATCTACTACGACATTTCCACTCATCCATCGCATGACAGGATTGCCACCGTGAATGATCTGTCCTTGCATCAAAAGTTTATAGAACTCCTTGGTTGGAGGACTCATATCCTTAAAACCCTGGCCAAAAGGCACCATCGTAAAACCATCATCCGTAAGGTTCTGAATCAGCTGTGTAGCATTCCAACGGTCAACGGCGATCTCTAGAATGTGATATTTTTCATACAGCTTTTGGATAAATGTTTCGATGAAGTTGTAATCAATCACATTTCCTTCCGTTGCCTGCAGAAAACCTTGTTGATGCCAGACATCATATGGAACCGAACCACGACGAACCCGCAAAGGAATCGTGTCCTTTGGGACCCAGAAGAATGGAAGCATGACATACTTCTCACTCTCATTACGCGGTGGGAACATCAAAACAAGTGCTGTGATGTCTCCTGTACTCGATAGATCTAAGCCGCCATAACAATCTCGGCCTTCCAGGGATGCCATATCAATTGGCAGATTTCCTTTGTCGTAGATCTGCTCAGGTATGAATCTCGTTATACTTGAAACCCACATATTAAGACGTAACTGTTTGAACACATTTTCTTCGGCTGGATTATCCAATGCCTCGTGATACATATCCCTAACTCGATCGATCTGTATCGTCTGTCCCAGGGAAGGGTTCGCTTTATACCAGTTCTTTTCATCATGCCAATCATCCTCATCGGTCAATCCATAGACAACTGGATAAAACGTATGATCCACCTTGCGATCAGCCAAGATATCCAGTGCCTTGGAATGTAACTCATAACAGATGGATTCTTTATCCGTGCCGGCTGTCGTGATTAAAAAGTACAGTGGCTGCTCTCTTGCATCACCAGAACCCTGCGTTAATACATCATAGAGTTTCCGATTCGGCTGTGCGTGTACTTCATCGAGAACTAGACCTGAGACATTCAAGCCGTGCTTGGTACCAACTTCCGCAGACAGGACCTGATAGAACCCGGTATTGGTATAGTTCACGATCCGCTTGGTTGCCGCCATGATCTTTGACCGCTTCAGCAATGCCGGCGTCATCTTAACCATCTGGTGTGCCACATCAAATACAATGGATGCCTGTTGGCGATCAGCGGCAGCACCATACACTTCAGCGGATGGTTCGTTATCTGCATACAGAAGGTACAGGGCGACAGCAGCAGCCAGTTCTGACTTGCCATTCTTCTTTCCAATCTCGATGTATGCAGTTCGAAACTGACGATGCTTGTTTGCATCCACGATGCCAAAGACATCACGGATACACTGTTCCTGCCATGGAAGTAACCAGAATCGTTTCCCAGCCCACTTCCCTTTGGTGTGTTTCAGGTTCTCTATAAATTTCACCGCACGATCTGCTTTCGATGGATCATAGTGACTTGTCGGCAGCATGAATCGAGTTGGGTGGTAGTTCTTTAATTTTGGATAGTTCTTTGGTCTTTGCTCCATCAGTCATCGCCTCCGAGGAGCTGTTCCATCTCATCGGAAGGATTATTCACGCTGTTATCCGCAACAATTCTGCTGCGGGCCGCTGGCGTAAGACCGAACTGTTCCGCAAACTTACTCATCACTTTTAGATAGGTCTGGGCAATCGATACCTGCGGCACCTGTTGCCAGTATCCAGAGGGAGTCCGGACAATCGTTCCGTGCTGAGTAATAAACTCTTCTGCCTCTTTCCACCGTGCATAGGCTTGGCAGTATCCGGCAAAGGCGGCCATATCCACATCGGTTAGAATACCGATTGATTCCATTTGTTTTGCCAGCCGGCGCCACTCTCTTTTCGCTTCAGGCTCTAGCCATTTCGGACAACTAGGTGCTTTCTTCAGTGGCTTTGGCTCGGATTCATTCATGGGCCGCTTCCCAGGATTGCCTTCCAGCATTTTGATTGCAGTTGGTGTTGGCTTTCTTCCTCTGGTTGCCACATGGCCTCCCTCCCTTCTTCCAAAACAAAAAGTCAGCTTTATCGGCTGACCTTGTAATCTATCTATACGAGAGAAAGAGCCTCAGCTCTTATCTCGGAATTTTCAAATTTAATGTGGAGCTTATCTTACTGTCATCTTGAAGGCAGGAATCAATTCCTGATTGCTTCCAAAATGGTAGCGGTCTTTGATCTTGACGATCCCGTCAAGCGTGCATCCAAGTTCCTCGAACTTTGCGATCGTTTGAATTAGGCTGGAGAATGTTGAGCTGATGGTAAATTCCTTTACACCAAGTCTGCGGCAATTGTCGATAATTTCTTCAATGTCATAATCCCAAATGACCTCAGCGAAGTTTGGCAGTTCGTTTCCTGCATCTCTGCTCCAAAGGTAAGCCTGGCCAAGTGTGTATTGCACACCGATGTCTTTCCAGTTCATTCCCTGCTTTGCATTCTCTATTTCCTTGATTGTGTATTTCATTTTGGCGTCCTCTTACTTTGTGATGATGCTCATAACTTCGTCATAAGCCTTTGTAATTTCTTCACCCCTTGGCATGATGTCCCAGCCGCGGTAGTAACTAACGACTTCCTTCTCCTCTGTGTTTCTAATGGATAGGATTGAAACCCTACCGCAGTCGATTCCGAAGTCTGAATCTTCATCGAATACCTTAGCTGTGTAAGTGTAGCTGTTTCCGTTAACCTTTACTGTTCCCTTGTTCCACATTGTTGTTTCCTCCTTGCCTTCCCTTGGCATGTTCATATTGCCATAGGTCAAGCGGTATTGGATGATACACAGTTTGAAGTGTGTCTACACTATCGAATTAATATTCGTTCGTATGCCAGATCCTTGCTTCACCAGTCTTGCGGTCAATCATCCACTCAAAGCCCAAGCTCCGCAATGCTTCTGTGAAACCTTCGAATGCGATCTTGTTTGCCTTGTTGGTTTCATCCAGTGAAGCAGTGTAACGGAAGCCAAGTTGCTCTTCACATCTGATAATGAATTCGTTGTTTACCTTAATGCAGTCCATAGTATTTTCTCCTTGCCATTCCTTTGGCATCTTCATATTCGCTCTTATCAAGGAGAATTGGATGATACACATACCGCAGTGTGTCTAGACTCGTGCACATATATCAACACCTAGTGCAACACTCAGCGTGCTGCCGGTGTCCCATGCAACCATGATCGAGCCAACATCATCAACGCCGATCACTGTTCCTTCGGTTCCAACTGCTGGTGCTTGTGGATCATCCATGGCAACTAACTTCACTCGGCTGCCGGCAGGATACTGTTTTCGCAGACTTTCAATCTGTGCCTCACTTGGAAGTCTCATCTTGTTTCCCTTCTTCCTTATGCTTTGCCTTAGCTGCTTCAAGCTGATCTGGTGTGCGGAATGCAGCATGTCCACTCAGATTCTTTAGAAGAACTTTTCTGGATGTCTTGTACTGGTCACCATTCATTCCAAGCCGGATCAGCCAGATGCGGAATGCATACTTCTCGTTTTCCTCATTGACTTCCTTTGCAAGAATTCTTTTCTGGTTCAGTGCGGATTGATTCATCATCGAGGCCAGTTGAGTAAATGCTTTGATCTCATCTGGATTTGATGTCTGTGGGAAGCCAGTGAAGCAGACCTTTGTTTCAGTAAATTCAAGCCCAACAATGCCATCACTCTCTTTGGATAAGAACTCCTGGATACGATTCCTAAATTTAATCGTCGAGCTTGTGTTCGCGTCCTTCTGAAGTTCCGATACTAAGTAACGGTTGATCGCAAACTTGCCACCAGTTGATTTGGTAAGCAAGTCTGCCCGTGCATACATCAGGTTCACAAGATTCCGCAAGGAAGTCCCGGTGTGACCTTTCATTGGAAGCTCAATGCTTAATCTTAATTCTTCGGATTTCTTTTTTGCCTTTGGCATGTGTTTTCTCCTTTCGCATTTTGCGATGTACCATGTTTCTTTTGGCATGTACATACATCACTCTGAAGGCGAATGAAGTAAAGTTAATTCTGCAAATTATCTGAAGAATTATCTTCAATTGCCACTTCCTCGTATGAAAGTTTCTGACCGCCACGAATTACATACACATCTTTTGTACTGCCACCTTCATGTTCAATGAATCTCTTCACGATCACATCCACATACTTTGGATCAAGTTCGATACCACGACAGACACGATCTGTTTCCTGACATGCAATCAAAGTGCTGCCAGACCCAAGGAATGGATCTAACACAACACCGTTTGTTGCGGAGCTATTCTTAATCGGATAGCTCATCAGTACTACAGGCTTCATGGTTGGATGATCTTTACTAGAGCGCGGCTTATCATATTCCCACACCGTTGTCTGCTTGCGATCGCTGTACCACTTGTGAGTCCCCTTCTGCTTCCATCCAAACAAGCACGGTTCATGAATCCACTGGTATGGACTTCTTCCTAATACCAGGGAGTTCTTCTTCCAGATGCAGCATCCAGAAAGATAGAAGCCTGCATCCTGGAATGCCTTACGAAAGTTCAACCCTTCGGTATCTGCGTGCCATACATAAATCGATCCATCATCTGCCAGGTTAGCAATCATGCACTGATAACTGGATAACAAGAAGTTATAGAAGTCCTGATCTGCCATGTTATCATTCATGATCTTGCCGGCAGTCTCTTCGACATCAACGTTATATGGTGGATCTGTTAATACCAGGTTTGCCTTCACACCATCCATCAATGCGGTATAGTTCTCTGCACCTGTTGCATCACCACAGAGAACTTTATGCTTTCCAAGGAACCACATGTCGCCAAGTTTACTCATGACCGGCTTTGCCAGTTCCTGGTCCACATCAAAGTTATCTTCTTTGACTTCCTTATCGTGGACTTTGTTAAAAAGCTGCTCAATCTCTGGTGGTTCAAATCCTGTCTTACCTAGATCAAAGTTACTGTTCTGAATGTCTTTCAACAAATCTGCCAGCATTGTCTCATCCCATGCACCGGTGATTTTATTGAGTGCAATGTTCAGAGCTTTTTCTCTGACCTTATCCACATCAACAATGGCGCATGGTACTTCGGTATATCCAAGATCCATAGCAACTGTCAGTCTTTGGTGACCACCGATGATCGTCATATCTTTATTCACAACCAGTGGATCAGCAAATCCAAACTCGTCAATCGAGTCTTTGATCTTCTGATATTCCTTGTCTCCTGGTTTCAGTTTCTTTCTCGGATTGTATTCCGCTGGCTTCAAGCTCGCCACCGGCAGCACTTTCAACTCTGCTGTTTTCATTTAGTTCCTCCTTCGCCTTCCGGCGTTCCATTCTTTTGTGAAATGCCCAGCGGCATCGGTTTGAGCAGAAGCTCTTCGGCCGGCCGTTGCTGTTTTGTACGATTGGTTTTCCACACTCCGGACAGAACGCTTTCGCACAGGCGGCGATAAACTCTGAAAGATCTGGAGATTCATATTCCTGATCCATGTATCCTCCTGTCCACGAAACTTCCGGTTGTCCACGAAACTCAAAACAGAACCCACATAAAAAGACAGCGATGGATTTTGTCCCATCACTGCCGTCATGAAATGTATTCAATTTTCAAATCTCACGCTGTTACCGCATTTTTTCAGCCCTGGCTGTACATTTTGCGGTATTGTTGCCGGCCAGCCAGACCCCACCCCTCACAATTTCGCGATTTTTAACGCGAGAGGGGGCGACGGTCAAAAGGCTAATTTCATCCAGAGATTTAACCCCGGCCTCATCAATAGTGATACGTTGGTGTTCCTTCTTCATTTCTTGTTTTTTGATCATGACACTTCTTGCACAGAGGTTGCCAGTTCGATTCATCCCAGAACAGGGTTGGATCACCGCGATGAGGAATGATATGATCCACAACTGTTGCTTTGACATACCTTGGTGGATTCTTTCTCATGCATCTGACACAGAGTGGATGCTCAACCAAGAACCGTTTGCTTTCCTTCTCCCACCGTGCGTTGTATCCACGCTTGGATGCAGCACGTACTTCCTCTGGGTGCAGTGGCTTGTGTGCTTCACAATACTTCTGCCCTGGAGGTACCAGTGCACTGCAGCCTGGGTGCCTGCAGGGAACATACGGTTTGTATGGCATGCTTCCCTCCGGTTCTTGCTGACTTTAACATAGCACATATGCAATCCGGACATTTGCGGACATTTCCGGCGGATTTCATTTTCTACATATGCTCTACACTTCAAGTGTTGTGGCGATCATCTTTTCAACAACTAAGCCACTACACTTCATGTGTTGAGGCCATCGTCTTTTCGACAACTCAGCCGCTACACTTCATATGTTGTGGCGGTCGTCTTTTCGACAACTCAGCCGCTACACTTCATGTGTTGAGGCAGTCATCTTTTCGACAACTCAGGCACTACACTTCATGTGTTGTGGCGGTCGTCTTTCCGACAACTCAGCCGCTACACTTCATGTGTTGTGGCGGTCGTCTTTTCGACAACTAAGCCACTACACTTCATGTGTTGAGGCAATCATCTCTCTCTGATTCTTGTCGACTATACCATAGCACACATCAAATGCGGGTATTGTTGGACATTTGCGGACATTTCCGGCGGATTTCAATAATTGTTGGATTTTCAGGCAGTACCACATGTGCCAAAGCCCTGTTATGCCATCTGCGGACTGTTCTTTCATCTGCCATCATCTCATCACCAATCCTGGTCCACGTGTAGTTCTTGATGTAACGATAGGTCAGAACCAGTCGTTCATCCACATTATCCACGCTAGCAATCACCGACTGAATCTCCATCTTCAAACTCATAAGAAGATCTAACTCTTGATTCAACTGTTCCTGGTACTTCCAAACCTTCTCCAAGGTCTTCATGAACGATGCTTCGGTATTTCGATTTGGATTATAGTGCTCTTCAAAGCTAGGACTCGATACATTCACTGACAGTGCCTGGAGCTGCTCTATCTCTTCTTTATCCAGGCGGATACGCTGCTCTAATCGATATGCTTGATTCAAATATGACTTCGGTGTCATTTGCACACCTTCTCTCTTAGTTTCTGGATTAGATAATCCGGATTAAGGGAGGTTAGTGTTGCAAAGTCCGGTGAGTAAAAGAACTGCTCCAGTTCCATCGCTTCTTTCATCGCGGCTTGATTCCCACGATTCCGCTTTAGCTTTCGAAGTGCTGAAACATATTCTTTCGCTGCCTCTTTGACGATTGCATTCGCCAAATTGATATATGGTTCAAAATTTTCCTGTTGCATATGCTTCCCTCCGCATGATTGATCCCTCGGATTGGCATATGTTGTCTTTATTTCAGATGTGCCCTTACAGCCTGGATCAGATTCTCTTGTGTAGCCTCTTTATGCTCCAATGCCTTCAACACATCCTCATCAATGGTATCTTTGCAAATGATATTGTGGATAGTGACTGTTTCTGTCTGTCCTTGCCGATTTAGTCTGGCATCAGTCTGCTGCCGCATTTCTAGTGACCAGCACAGGGAGAACCAGATCAAGATATGACCACCATGCTGAAGATTCAAACCATGACCTGCACTGGCTGGTGAGATCAGTGCAATCGGGATCTTTCCTGCATCCCAATCCGCAATATCGTCTGACGTCTTCAAATCTCTGACTGCATAGCCCAGTTTGGATAAGTACTCGATGATTCGTGATCGATCATGTTTATACCAATAGGCAATCAGGACATTCTGACCAACAGCCTCTTCCACGAGATCCGCAAGCATCTCTAACTTCCGTTCATGGATCTGAACAACTTCATGGCTTTCGTTATAAACTGCTCCATTGGCCATTTCCAACAACCGACCAGACAGAACTGCTGCATTTGCCGCATCGATACTCTGACCATCAAGGCTAAGAACCATCTGTGCTTCAAATTCGTCATACAGCTTTCTTTCTGCTGGGCTCATTTCAACTGAATGATTGACTGTCACACACTCAGGCATATCTGGCAGATAATCTTTAGACTTCATACTGACACTGATATCGCTGATCTTGTCATAGATCGCTTCCTCTGCACCAGGCAGTGGAACATAGTTATAAACAATGCCAGTGTATGGATTCATATCACCTGGTTTGAAATAGGCTTCTCTGTACCTTCCGATAAACTTACCAAGACGTTTTCCTTGATCGATAATTGCAACCTCACCCCAGAGATCAAGAAGTCCATTGGATGCTGGTGTTCCTGTTAAACCCACAACCCTCTTCATGAATGGCCGCACCTTTTTCAGATACCGGAATCGCTGTGACCGATAATTCTTGAAGGAACTCAGCTCATCAATGATGCAGCAATCGAATGGCCATGGTTGATGCTTCTTCTCGTAATACTCGACCAGCCACTTGATGTTCTCTCGATTTACCACATAGATGTCTGCTGGTAATTCTAGTGCTGCCACTCTTGCTTTGGCATCTCCCACTACAACGGACATCGTCATGAACCGTGTATGTGACCAATTCTCTCTGCACTCCTGCGGCCAGACATCACGAGCTACTCGTAGTGGTGCAATCACTAAAGTTTTGTGGACCTCGAAGGAATCGAACATCAGATCTAATGTCGATGTTAAACTGCTGATCGTTTTGCCGAGACCCATTTGTTGGATCAGGATTGCGGCTGGATGTTCTTCAACAAACTTCACACTGTATTTCTGATAGTCATGCAATGCATCTCTATCTAACATTATTTGCCTCCTATGATTTTCAATATTTCTTGAATCTCTTCTGGATCATCCAGAACAAATACCTGGTATCCAAGTTCCTGTAATTGTTTGTGTCTCTTCTTCTGCAGGGGTCTTGGCACTTTGCCTTTCTGCTTCACTTCCACGAAAGCCATGTGACCTTCATTCAACAGAACAAGTCGATCTGGCATGCCATTCAAACCAGGTGACACAAACTTTGGACACATCCCGCCTGTGTGCTTGACTGCCTTAACAAGCTGCTGCTCAATTATCTTTTCTCTCATATCTCGATAGGGTCCGCTAGATCAAAGGCGGCATAAGCTGCAGATAGAAAGTTGTCGATTGGCCGATTCTTATAGGAACAGGTCTGCTTCCCATCGCAGGTGACAATGTACCGATTGCTAAGCTTTATAAAGACCTGCTTCCCACGGTAATTGGTAAAGTATCCACCATCCCTTGTCTGTTTCCATTTCCTGCGTACAAAGTTCTGCTTCCGCTTAGCTCTGTTCTTCATGAGCCTCTCTCGCTCTTTGGCAGCTAAGATATCCCCTTCCATGATTCCAGCACAGATGCATCCGACCTCAATGTCCTCAAAATACTGGTCGTGTCTCATCACGTGTACATACCTGACCTTGCTGCAGCCGCAAAGTTCACAAGTGGCAAGGTCATAAACCCCACCGTCATCGTCTGCCATATCGTACACATATACGCAGTGCCAGTCAGAGAGTGGTGCTCCCCATTCTCTTAAAACCTTATGACAGCGGGCTATATAAGCGCTGTCCACTCCATTTTTTATACTCATTGTTTTCCTCCCATTGTGACGGGTGATGACAGAATGACAGCTATTCCCTATATATACCTACGCGTGTGTGTACGTGCATCTATCTCTACTCTTCTTGATTTTTACCAAAAGTAAATATAAGGGGAAATGCTGTCACTGTCTCACACCTTGTCATTTTGTTCCTCCCATTGTGACGGTGAGGACAGAATGACAGCTTTTTCCTATATATACCTACGCGCGTGTGTGCAGGTGAGTTTTCTACTCTCCTTGATTTTTACCAAAAGTAAATATAAGGGGAAATGCTGTCACTGTCTCACATCTTGTCATCAGCCCGTGTGACGGTGAGGACAAAATGACAGCTTTTTCCTATATATACCTACGCGCGTGTGTGCAGGTGAGTTTTCTACTCTCCTTGATTTTTACCAAAAGTAAATATAAGGGGAAATGCTGTCACTGTCTCACATGCTGTCACCAGTTCTTGGTGTTATGGGCTGCATTTACATACATCCGTTGCTGACCATAGATAGGAAGCCGCATCCGATGGGATGTCCTCTCCCAGCCATCGACCTGTGTCATCAAAGCCGCTATCGCATAGGAATCGGTCGGCTTCATGTCAGCGAGATTCCGCTTGAAACATTCGCACCAGATCTCCGCATTGCTAACGGTCTGCCTTGGAACAGTGCCTTCCTTTTTAATAAGGTCATCACCATCCAGAAAATTCCGACGTTGATAAAGATCCATATCGTTCCAGTTTTCTGGCAGGAGCTTTGACAGATACTCCCCAACCATGCCCTGACGCTCATCTGCTTCCATCGCACCACGTTGTGCCTCTTCAGCATCTTCCAGGAGATTGCCTTCAAGATAGAGCTTCTCGCCCTGTTCGTAGTAATACTTGACCTCAGCCCAGATCTGGTCACGCTCTTCACTGCTGAGCTTCCACTTGACCATTTTCTCAATCTGCCGGCACTTCACAATCCAGAACCGGCGATTGCCTGTAATGTCACGAAGGTACCCGCGCTCGCCATTTACCGTAGCTACCACGATGCACTGGCGCGGATGGCTTTCGACCACCTTGCCATAGCTCGGACGGTATTTGTCATCAGAGGTGGACATAAACGACTTCACCTTTTCAATGTCAGCCCTTTTCATTCCAGCCAGCTCGCCGATCTCGATGATCCAGAATCCCTGCAGCTTTTCAGCTCCTGATTTGTCATCCATATCAGTAAGGGACAGTGCATCCGAGAAATACTCATCGCCAGCTAAGGACTTCCACATGGTACTTTTACCGATACCCTGATCACCATCTAAGACCAGGACCGTATCGAACTTTGTCCCAGGGTGGTAGATGCGGGCCACGGCCGCTACTAAGGTTTTCCGGGTGACTGCTTTGACATAGTTGGTGTCGTCTGCCGACAACCTCTTAATGAAAAGATCGTCGACACGCTTAATGCCATCCCACGCGGGCAGTGCATTCAGATAATTCCTGACCGGGTGAAACCGGCGGTCGTCAGCCACCTTCGTAAAAGCAACATTATGGTTTCTGTCTGAGAAGCAAACATAGCGAATATCGATCATAGCCTTAAGCTGAGCTGTATCAGCATCACGCCAGAACTTGTTGTCGGTTGGCCTATCCCACGGCACCTTTCCAGTCACCTGGACACGGTTTGCCATTTCGTTATATGCAAAGCCCTGACAATCAGGATCATTATTTAGGATCAGCATTTCGTTCCAGACACTATTCTGCAAGACCGTGCTGCGTGACATATACTGCAGGCTGCCTTTCCAGGTATCATCGGTTTCTGCACTATTGGTCTCCCCGAAAGTCTTCTGGGCTTCTTCGAGCTTTTCCTTTGTCGCCAGCATCTTGATCTCCGGCAGCGACATAACAAAGTCCGCCATATCCTTATAGCTCTGCTTGTCCTCTGCATCTGGAAACTTATGAACACGGACCAGATCAAATGCATTTAACAGCTTCCCAAAAGCTGGGTCAGTTGCATGGTGGGAATATGCAAACGTTCCATTCTCGTATACGACAAGACCTGCAGCACTCTCGCCGGGGATATAAGTGTATCTTCCAGACATATTTGCTACAGGCTCATAGATATCAGATAAGAACCTCGCAATTGCATCTTCTATGGTGAACAGTCTGCAGAAATATCCGACTGCACCATTCTTTGCCAATGGGTCCTGCTGCTTCTTCCCAGGATCTTTTTTCGCAGTGCTTTCCTTTGGTGTCGTAGGAAGCAATGAACAGTCCCGCCAATTAGGATGTGCTGAGAGAATCTTGTCGGGATCAATGACATCACCATCTAACTCGATAAAGAGATACTCCCCATCAGACGGGCAGGATGGCCAGTACATCAGCTGATGCGGTTCAAAAGAACATGGGTCGATCATATCAATGATTCCCATGTCCGCTGCAACAAACCTTGCTATTGCATTATGTTCATCGGGTGTCATGTCCCTTGCTGCCGGGAGGATTGCCCTGACACGTGGTTTCTCCGGCATATGGCTGTGCGTTGAATAAGCACAGCCAACATACGGAACCTTCGCCTTGATATCCTGAATGAACTCAGGCGTAGCAAAGTCAATGTCATACACTACCATGGACCGACAATCTACGTGATCCACCTTCCTTCTGTTATCCCGAAGGTGCCCGGCCACAAAGCCACCTTTATCCTTGATACCATCTCTTTGTGTTTTCTGAAGGGACATGTATTCAGCCGTCGTTTCTGAAGTCCTGATTGGTATCCTTAACCTATCCTTCAGTTCTTCAAAGGTAATCGTCTTATTGGACCAGAACTTTGCCTGCCTGGAATTTCCATATGCTATTTTTAAATCACGCATATTTGTCGTTACCTCCTGCGTCTTTGATCATCCAAGACTTTGGTAATAAACTGCAGTGCTTCATAGATGGTATCCAACTCTGCATCACCACCCAGGGCAATCACAACACCATCTTCATGGCCATAAGCATCATGGGTCTTTCGTACCTGGATATCCGTTCCTGCTAAATCCTGGATACGGATATATGTCCTACTGCCATCTCCCTGATATCCATTCGTGCCAGCTTCTACTTCCATGATGTTTGCACTATAGATTTCCCTCTTGAAGGTATTGATGGTCTTGCCACCGACTTCTCTTTCACCACTTAATACTTCGTACATTTGATTTCCTCCTCGCCAACGTACCGGATCGTTTTCCCTTTTTGTTGGGCACGATCAATTTCGATCTGCATCCCTGCAGACAACACCTCGCCAAATACCCACACCTCAGAGCATCTGGTTAACAACTCAAGATCCATGAAGATTGCTAGATCTCGTTCTGATTCTTCTTTCAGGAATGAAGGCATATAAAGATGCGGTGTAATTGGTATGCCTCCCTCATCTACAACGAACCGACTATACTTCTTTGCCTTCTCCACATTCCCAGCAATATCGCCTGAGTATGGGGAACAGACATAGATAATCGGTCTTGGTGCAAAGTGCTTTGTTTCTAATGCCTCCAACGCGTCATAGGCATCCACATCCGCAAAGCCAGCTTTCTTGATCTCTTCGAACACATGTTTTTCCTTCCTTTTCTAGGAAGAACAAAAGAGCTCTTGATGTCCTTCCAATACACACAGGACAAAAGGAGCTTTTTTGAGCAAAACATAATCAATCTTTTTGATAAAAGTCACAGGTATAACCATCGGCACGTAACAAAAGACCTGGTATCCAAGGCGGCGTCCTGCCCATCAGTTTGCAGATCTCATCCAGGGATACCTCTTCCTTGCACTCAATGATCAATTCATCATGGACATGGGCACAGATAAAGCAGAACTGTAATGTCTGCATTGCATAGCACAAGATATCCCGGCAGATTGCCTGGGTGATATTTTCGACAAACTTGGGACCATAGCTTTCCACCCTGCTCCAGTGCTTTGTGGAATCCAAGCCCATATACGTAACACAATCCGAGCCAAACTGATTTACACCGATTCTTGGCTTCACGTAGGAGAGTGACCGGCCAGATGGCAGCTGAATAAACAACATCCCAGACTGGCAAATAAACTTCAGGCCATGTGTCTCCGTTGTTGTCTTATAACGCACTGCTTTCTTGATTGCTTCATCCACTTCCCACCAGAAAGCAACAATCTTCGGATTGGTGGCTCTCCAAGCATCAACCAGCGGTTGTAATTCCGATTCATCGAGTCCCTGGTCCAACGCACCCATTGCAATAAGTGCGCCTTTTGACCCTCCGTAGCCGCAGTTATGAACTAGATGTCCCGATACGGTAAAACGGTGATGTGGTCCGGCATTTCGAATGTCATAAAGTCTAGCCTTGCCGAGATGATGTGCCAGTGCTTCCGTTTTTCGATTACTGCTTTTTGTGCTTCGAGAATTATTTGATCTCGAGACATACCTTCTGACAGTTTCCTTGTTACAACTGATCTGCTGTATGGCCAATACTCCTGGGCAAACTCTGACAGAACCGTCAATCTTCGATTCGACTGGTTCTCCTCTCTTGTAACAAAGCGAAGATTCCCACGAGCATAGTTTCCGTTTGTGTCGATTCGATCTAATTCCATTTCTCGTTCTGGAATTCCAAGCTCTGTCATCAAATACTGGCAGGCTTCGTTGATGCTGGAAAACTCGAATTTGATGCCTCGATTTCCATAATCTTGATACAGCGGATTTCTTGGATTTGTGCAGCGTTGCTTTGCTGCTGTCAATCTTTTGTACAACCATGCCGGTGCCAGTCTCGGTTGAGAACAATGCTGACATCCTTTTGATTTTCCGCTTCTCAAACTGTCTAATATCTGCCATTGGATACTGCCGCACCCATGACACTTTGTTAGCACATAACAATGATTCCATTTCTTGTTCCAGCGCTTCTCCGGGCTGATGATCTCTATCCAGCCGTAATGGGTTCCTACCATCTCCGGACTGTACGAGATGTGCGCCGCAGGTGGCGGCGACTCCAAGCTGTATTGGCTCCTGTTTCCCTTCGACCCACACGTAATGGTCTGGGGTTGCTGTAAGTCCTTCATATGTCATTACCTCTCGTTCTCCTTTGTAAACAACGCCTTCATGGTGCACGAACTCCTCACCATCAAAGACCCCCATTTCTGTTGTGACCTTTTCAATAGGTACCAGTCCATGATCTGTGAGGACAAGCTGGCCTTCAGCAATGCATGCAAGTTCTGCCTGCTTTCCTTTCTGTCGCAGCTCACCATTGATGCCATGCTTCACTACTGGAACTCCAAACATACGGCTGGCAGTTTCGCAATAGATATCCTTATTGGCCGCAAAGGAATCTATCCGCCATTGTTCTTTGGCAAGGAAAGAAAGACATCTGGCTTCAACTGCGGAGTAGTCAGCAACATAGAACTTATATCCTGGCTTTGGAATCAATGCCGTCCGGATCAATTCCGATAGGACCTCAGGCACTGAGTCATAGAGCAGTTCCAACGCTTCATAGTTACCTTCCTTGACCAGTGCTCGGGCCTCCGCTAAATCTGGCATATCATTCCGCTTCAGATTCTGAAGCTGGACCAGTCTGCCGGCAAAGCGACCGGTACGTGGAGCCCCAAAGAACTGGAACATCCCGCGAACTCGATCATCACTGCAAGCTGCACGCTCCATCGTTTGGAACTTCTTGATGGATGACTTTGCAGTCTCTTGGCGCAACTCCAGAACCGTCTTCATGTCTTCTGGTGCTGTCTTGACCATTTCACGCACTGCCTTCTTTCCTAGGGTATCCATGACGAGGCCATTCGTTGCCAGGTACTCTTTCATCTGTTGGACCGAGTTAGGATTCTGTAGGCCAGTAATGGTCGTGAGTTGATCCATCAACTTATTGTGAGTTAGCTCATCAATCGCAATGGCATTCTTTACCAGCTTCATATCAACCCTGACGCCTCGATCATTGATTTCCTGGTCGATTGCATATTCCTTCCAGACACTCTCAGGAACAGGAAACTTCTGCAATCGTTCCTGGATGCTGATTTCCACTTCTACATCCCTGATGTTATAGGACTTAAAGACCGCCCATTTATCCGGTGCATCCAATGGAAGATTCCTACCTCCATCCGACTTACGTGGCATACAGAAGAAACGGATCAAATCCTTCCCTTCTGTCATCTTCTGATCCTCTAATCCGAGCACCGCACCAACTGAAGCAAGCGACAGCGGCAAGCCACGATAGGCAGACCATACCATTGAGCAATGCCAGGATGCTGGGTCTAGATAGTTGCGAACCGTATCTTCAGGAATGCTATAAGTTGTGAAGTGTTCAGGATAGTGTTTGCGTAAGTAGGTCGAGATACAGATCCTCTCGAACATACAGTTGAATGCCCATTTGACGACGGATTGATCAGTCAATGCTGCAAGGATCTCTTCTGGCAGTTCCTCTCCGCATGCCAAGTCTACAGTTACCACTGGTCCATGATCGACCGAGTATCCAAACAGCAGGATTTGGAACGCTGGTGAACTGGCGTATTTATATACGCCACATTTTGCAAGATCGACATCCGAAAATGTCTCCAGATCTAAATTGAGATTTTTCATTCTAGCCATGCAAATGTCCTTTCATTTTTAATGCGGCTAATAGAGATAGGAGCAACATCAAACATACGAGAAAGTTCTGCTCCTTTTATTCCACACCAAAGTCCAAATCTAATCGCTTCAACATCATCAACAGAAAGTTTTCTCCACTTTCCTCCTTGTCGATAGACATCAAGAATGTTTTCAGTTCGTGTTCCATAATGTAAATTGCACAGTTGATTATCAGTTGGATTGCCATTCTTATGTAATACTTCCATACCGACCGGTGGTTCACCAATAAAAGTACGCATTACAAGTTGGTGTACAGGGCTGCCATCCGCTCCATGTCCAAGTACAACTGATAAATGTCCTGATTTACAATACCGACCAGGTTTTAATATTCGGCCACTGATGTTGTGATAATAAATCTTTCCTGTACTGATATTTTTCTCCTGTATTATTCTAGAGACACTGCGGATTCTTCCCTCTGTGCTTGCCTGATATCTTCCTTCATATCCAGGTATATCTTTCCAAATTTCCATACCATACTCCTCCAATCTGAAAAAGCCAGACAGGACTACTCCCGCCTGGCTTCATACTCATTAGGACAGGAAGTCATCGTCCCCGTCATCTTCACTGAAGTCGTCTTCAGCACGGGCTCTGCTGCCTAATGGCTCCCCATCACGAATCTTCTGCAGGTTGTTCAAACCGCAAGCAATACCACGATTGCCAGAACTGTTAAAGGCATAGAATGAAATGCTGGCTCTACCATAGACGCCCGAGTAGACTTCGAAATGATCAATGATCTCCTGACGGTCAGCATCAACGATGCCAGGTGCCGTTGCCGAGTTTGCATTGATGAAGTATGAATCCTTGTATGCCTCATCATCCGGTCTTTCAACATCGCCATCTCTGAGCGGTGTCTTGATTGTAGAGAGTGCAGGCACGGACTTGCCGTTACCTTTCAACTTTCCGGAACCTTCTTCATACGCCGCCTGGATTGCTGCCTGGATCTTGCTGACGGTGACTGTATCCTTCTTTGGGATAATCAGACTGACTGAGTACTTCGGTGTGCCGCCATTGATGCTCTTTGGTTCCCATGCATTACAGTAGGACCATCTTGTATCTTTTCCTGTGATAACCTTTGTAGGATTTGCTAATTTAGACATAATATTTTCTTCCTCCATTATTTGTCTTTGAAATCATCTGCTGCCGTGTTCAACTCCGGCCGCTTATCGCTTTGTGGAACCAGTGTCGGTTTTCCCTGTGGCCGATCCACTAAACTGCTTAGTAATTCTTCAAACTTCTTCTTACCGAGTAAAGAAGTCATTGCGGTGATACCAAGAAGACTCTTCTCGTATGGGTCGTAGCCAGCGGCAGTAACTGCCTGTGCTACTGCATCCTCATTGGTGAACTTACGATTGGATCTTCCTGCAACCAGTTTGTATCCAGACCATTTCTTTCCAGACAGTGCCTCTTTCAATGCATAGTCCTTAATGTCGGAAGCCCAGGATACGAGCTGATCTAATTGTGGAAGGATGGCTTCAATTTCCTCATCCTTCAATGTTGGTGGCATTTCAAAGTCATACTTTGCCAGTGCTAAGTTCTCTTCTGTCCGCTTCCTGCAGGTGGCTTTGACACTGCAGAACTGGCAATGTGCACCTGCGGCAAATTCGCCTTCACCAACAAAGGCAAGTTTCGCTGCCGGTACCAGGATGTTATCTGCCCATTCAAGCAGTTCATCCTTTGTCATGTCACATTCACTGATGTTCTCTAAACGCGGCTGGTAGATAACCATACGGACATTCTTGATGTCATAGATGCCATCAAACTTATCCACACTTCCCAGTGCATAACACCGAAGCTGTGATGATGAGCCTTCGACCTTAATACCCGTGCCGTATTTCATATCGACAATCGTGAGTGTTCCGTCAGCAATAATCAGTGCATCCGCGGTTCCGAATGATTCAGGAATCCAGCGAGACAGATCCAGCATTTCCTCAACCAGAACAGTTGGATCTTTGCATGTCTCTTTTGCCTTCATGACCTGTTCCATGACGAATGACGCATAACCTTCAGCGCACTCTTCCATTTCCTGGTCATAGCAATCGAGGTCTCCTGTTGGATCACGTACTGGAATCCCAAGTGCTGACTTCAATTTGAACTCGCACAGTGCGTGTGCTGCTGTGCCCTGGATTGCGTAGTCACTGGTTTTGCCACCAGTGCCAGCGTTCAATTTGGCGGATGGCGGGCAGGCAATCCACCTCGCACTGGATGATGCGGACAGAAATGCGTGCTGCTCAGGCATCCGGAAGCTCCTTTGCCTCATCCATCAGTGTTGGGTAGTCTTCCTTTTTCAGTTCTGAGAGTTTGTTTACTCCATGCTTCAAGAGAAGTTCGCGGATTGCATCTGTGTTCTGCTTACTAACGCGTGTCTTCTTGGCTAGGAGTGCTCTCAATTCTTCGAAGTTGACTGGCTTCACTTCTACTGGCTGTGGTTCTGTTCCCCTCATGGCTTCAGACAGTGCAATTAATGTTTCACCACACTTCTTCAGCTCATCCAGGGCAAGCGAGATATCATTATTCTTTGCCATCGTAACTTCCCCTTTCCTTTTTCATCTGCAGCCAATCACCAACGGTCTTTGATACCATGGTTACTAACTGGAGGATGTCGATTACGTCATCAGATGTAATCTTGTGCCTTGAATCTGATTCAATGCTTTTCATAGATTTCCTCATCTTTCCGGAAGTTGTCTTGTTTCCTTCCAATACACACAGGACAGTTCGAAATAAATTGAGCAAAATTTGAATAAATATTTTTCTTTATCCTTCGTGATAATCCTTCAACTGCTCACGTAGAGCTTTAATAAGGATCTTTCTTCTGTAACTGACCGTTGTCTGCGGCATACCAATTCGGTCAGAAATCTTGTGGTCAGAGAATCCTTCACTGTAGAGAATGAGAATTGCCTGATCGTTATCAGCCAGCATGGAAATTGCCTGATGCAAAGCTTCAACTGCAAGATCTCTCATAAATATCTCTTCTGAACTAATCTCCTGTTGTTTGAATTCCTTTGGGTCTTCATACCATTCATCCAGTGAAAGCGGCGCTCCATCTGCTTTCCTTGTGCATTCGTCACAGTTTTTCATGCAGCGTTTACCTTCAGCTTTGCATCTCCACTTACGTCTGTTCCTTTGTCTTTCTGCCCATGCAGGACGCTTAAATGCCCTATATACTTCTTCTGAAACCTGGACCATCTGCCCATTGATCTCAATGAATCTCTCTTTTACTTCTTCCTTCATCTTTTTCTCCTCATTTGCTGAGGCGATGAAGGCAGGATCACTGCATTCCTATCTGGGCAGCCCGGCCATAAAAAAGGCGCATGAAAGAAAGGTGTCTGCTCCAGACATATAAACTTCCCTTATGGGTTGTTTATTACTGTATGCAGTACCTGCCTTCATGCGCAACTCAGGCTGATACTTGTATGTAATTGCGATTATTCACTACTTGTAAGAAATGCTCCTGATGCTAAGAAGTATCGTTGTACACAAATCCTCCATCCTTTCCTTTTTTCCAATACAAAAAGCCGGAGTTACCTGATTAACCCTTGTGGGTTTTCAGATAACTCCGGCTGTTGGTTCCTCGAATGGTTACGGGACCGGTTGCGGTAGTTTCTTATTTACTGATTGCAGCTTTATCTTTTGCTGCTTTTACCTGGTAAACAACATCATCCCAGGAGATTGTTACATAAGTATTCTTTTCCTTCTTTTGTTCCAAGTAAACATTGTCTCCATCTATAACCACATCACAGAAACGTGTTTGTGTTTGCTTGTCACTATGTAGATCACGGATTGGGCGTTTTATCTTCGTCATAATCATCGTCCGCCTTTTATGTAGTTAGTAATCAACTGATGAATTTTTGGAGATAGTTTTGTATCACCTTCCAAACTTTCCAATAAGTCATAGAGTGCATCAGACTTTTTACGCAAAGACCCAAATGGATCATCACTGGTATAAAACACTTTTTCCCAATGCCAGCTTCCTTCTTCATTCCACACAAAGATATAATCATATCCACCCAATTTCTCACTGGTATTCATATGATGTGGAATTATTACAAGATCCTTTCCGCCCTCAAAATGTTCAACACACATTACATCTTTAGATAAATTCCACTGATCGCTTTGGTTTAAATGGTTAGGATGATAGATCACAGAGCCGTCTCTTCCTTCTGTTAAAAGACCCATTTGTTCATACCGCTTATTCAAAGTATGAATAATTCCACCATCGCATTCCCACGTCACAATATTGGTTGATGTTTCTTGATAAAGGCAATCAATGAACTTTTCTAATAAAGCTGTATTAGTGCGTGGAACCCACAGTTCTGTTGCAATCAATGCTTCAATATCAATACCGAAAAGTTGAGCAATCTTCCAAACTGTATCGATACTCATTTTCTTTTTGGAATTTTCCTTTATTGTACGCGAAATGTATCCAGCACTAATATCCAACATTGATTCCAGTTCTCCAACTTTCAACCCGTTTTTCTTTGTAAGAAACGTAATATTGTTCGAGAGAATCGTGCTATCAAATTCACCAAGAGAATCCGCGTATTCCCTGATGTAATCTTCTTGCTCTTGCAGAAGACTCACATATCCACTTGAATCTTCATCATGCATAAAACCGCTAATATATGTCTCCAGTGCCGATTTAACTTCAAAGGCTTGAACAAGTTCATTCATATTACTTGGTTCCACTAAGACATATTCAGTTCCATTAAGGTCAAAATGACCTTCCATTGCCTCATCATACTGTCTCGACATCGTTTTCTCTCCTGTGTTTGTACCAATATACTAGCTTTCGAACCATAGAATGTCAATGGTTCAATTTTTATTTTTATAGTTAAAAGTATATTATTCAAGTTATGTGTAATTTTTTGAACTTTGATCATGTGCCCATGCTAGATTAACCTTTTGTATTTCGCTCCTTACCATTTGCAAATATGTAACTGATATTAATTCAAAAATAGAACAAGACAGCAGATGAATTCGTGATTGATTATTAAAAAAAACAAACTTGCATGCAAACATTTGGTTTATAATCAAAGTGTCATATAATGTAAATAGACTGTATATACAAACTTATTGGGGAGAGCTTACAATGACAAAAACAAAGGCAAAAACAACAAAGCAAAGACAGGCATATAACACTAAATATGCGAACACTCATTATCGTATGTTTTCATTAAGATTCTCAATAATAAATGAAACAGAAATTGTTAATTGGCTCGATCAGCATCCTGCTCACAAAGAATACATTACATCGCTGATTAGAAAAGACATGAAAAAGCAGCAAAAAAAAGCTAAAATGAATACAAAGAAGTAACCTTGCTAAGTATTTCAAATTATGAAGGAGCAGATTTACCATGAGTACAAAGGCTACAAAAAATCGTAAAGCATATAAATCTCATTATCTCACAACAAATTATAAAATGGTTTCATTCCGTTTATCATTTGATAAAGATAGTGATTTAATTGCTTGGATTGAGCAGCAGCCATGTAAGAAAGGCTATATTACTGACTTAATAAAAAAAGACATGCTTAACAAGAAATAAAATCTACAATAATACTTATAAAAAAAAAGAAGGATCAAAATTCCTTCTTTTTTTTAAGCTTTTCATCATTCTAAATAACTCGTTTTAAAGTTTCACTTTTTCAGACTGCTACTCAGAATTTCTTTTGTAGCTTCCTGAATTGAAATGTTTTCTTTCTTCGACAATTCTTCAATTGATTTATAAATGTCATAATCATTGTCTCTGAAAGAAAGATTGACCGTTTTCTCCTTAACGCCTGCGATGTGATCATAATTTTCTGGATATGCAAAATAACATTTTCTGCACATGGAGGGATCTTTTTTTGTCCAGTTAGAACAGTGCTCACATGACCAACTTTTCAACCGATTTGCACTCGGGCAAAGTAACATAAAATACTGTGTATCATTCATATTTTCAGGATCACCGTTTATTTCATATGGGATTCTATGGTCAACTTGAAGTAATCGTTCTTCATACTTTTCTCCGTATAAAGCGCAATAATTTCCGTTGCCCTGAATCAATGCTTCTTTTAATTTATTTGACAAAACACTTCTACCTTTAGTCCTGGTTAATGAATCGCTGGAATACGCTTCATTCCAATCTCCCAAGACGTAAACGCCCATTTTCTTACCGCTTTTATCTTGCCCGTGCTCGGTGATTAGTGGAATTCCCTCTTCCCTTACATCACGAGCTGCCCTTGGGGCATGTTGATAGCCAGCTTCCTGCAAATCTTCTGTAGAACATGAGCCCTTTTTCATAATCGTATCTACAACAAATTTAGCACGCTTACCTTTAACAGACAGCAATCTATTATAAAACTCCCTTGATATTATCTTCCCTGAGTCTAATTTTACATCATCATTATTTTTCATAAGTCTTTTCGTATCCCCTTACTAATATATAAGGATTCATAAGTAGTTTCAACTTTTCCATTCAAAGTTGCCTGGCTGCTTCTCCCCGCATTAATAAGAACATGTTGCAACTCAAGAGACTCGGGAAGATCCTGGCCAAATTTTTTGTCCCCAGTTTGACCATCATAACTTACTATATAATCAACATTTCTCTTGTTGAGCTGTGATAATGAATCAACAAACTCATCAAAGTCTAATCCGCTTATATAGCGTTGGCTAAGCCCAGAAATCACCCCTTGGTAGGGAGGGTCCATGTATACCAAATCGCCTTTCTTTGCCATTTTCAAAACATCTTTATAATCAGTATTGTAAAACTCTGTTCGATTTTTTAGTAAATAAGAAATTGCGCAAGCATTTTCCAATACATTTTCAGGCTTCGTACCAAATCTGCGTTTGTCACATATCTGGTTCATTTCACCGTGTAAGTTATATCTAATTGCTCCCTTTGCAACACGTGCTAATATAAAAAGCGTTAAAGCTTCATCGGGATTCCCTTTATTAAATAATTCACGCATTTTGTAATAATAATCATTACTATCTGTATTATCAGCAAATTGACCAGTCCATATTTTCTTATATTCTTCGACTAGAGCATCTGGATCAGTAACGCATTTTTCCAAAAGTTTTATAACAGCCGAATTTATATCGTTTAGCAAGAAGGAATCGGCCAATCCATTGTATGCAGAATATATTGAAAGTGCTGCAGTCCCACTAAATGGTTCAATTAAGCGCTTAATCTCTTTTGGAAAGTACTTTACGATAATAGGTGCTAAATTTCTTTTACTTCCTTGATATTGTACAAGGTGAGGACATTTTTTCATCTGTTCAATCTTATCATCATGATTAGTATTTTGCGCTCCAGCATCTTGATTCTTATTATCAAACAGCGAAATCACTTCTAATTTTATCATACCTTTATATTCGGCTCCATTCCTACTTATTTTACTAGCCATACACCTTTTTTTCTATTGTTTTCTTCTATTAATTGAAACTCTCCGTTAATCATTTCAGTAAGTGTCTCGCTAATATGATCATCGTCATCCGAAGAATCGCTTTTAATCAATGTCCAAACTAAATTTTCCACAATTTCCCAGTTAACTTTATCAGATCTATCCAAAAGTTTATCCTTGAGATTTGACATTAAGCATATATAGCGTTTTATATCGGTTGTCATTATAAAATCCTCCTTGATATACTAATTGATCAGCCAAGATAAAATAGCAAGTCATATATGATTAGAATTATGTAGCAAATAATGTAGATTAATTGAGAGAAAATGATTTTTTCATTGGTGTCTGCTATAGAAAATCCACCGTAGCACACCCGCATAATTTCAAGAATGTTACTTTTCAATATTAGTCTTTCATATTTTTAATAATCATCATTGTAAAAATTAACAAGTTTAAAACGCCATATTCCACCATTTTCAGATATTTGTAATTCTCTAGACATATGAGTCATATTTAACTAAATACAAAAAGTATAATAACGGCTTAACAAAAGCTTTTCATAAAAGTTTTCACTAAAAAGTTGGATTTCCTACTTTTCCCATCTGTCAAGACTAGGATTCAATAAATTATGTTGTATTATTTTCCCAGAAGAAAGCGGTTTCATAACACGCCATGGAGGTATTTATATTGGTTAATACGCAGTACAAGTTAAGTGCATTATTAGAAATGAATTATCATGAACAACTCGAATCTGCCATTGAAGATCAGCTTGAGCAGCATCCAGAGTTGTATACATATGCAGCAACAGATCATTCTGATTTTGAACTTGAAAATATAGACATTCACGATACTACTAGTGAGTGTTTTGATAATGGCACAATCGAAAGTCACATAAAAGTAATCTGCCAAATTATTGTTTATCCAAAAGGTAAAAACGTTTTATCAGAATCATACTCAACCACGAAATATTTTGAAGTTGTTGTGTTTGGAGATTTATCAGCGAAATTGCCAGATCTCAAAATTCAAGAAATTAAGCCATATGACTCCGAGCATTGGCTTCATACATATTCTGATATCCTTTTGCCGGTACTATATGATAAAGACTACGATGACGTTGCTCTGCAGCTTTTAATGAACTACTGCGGTGAAATTCCTACTGTCGGTCGTCCATTAAATCCTATGCAACTAATTGATGCGTGCAGGTTATCAATAATTTATGCTCAAATTTCTCAGTATGGAGACGTACAAGCCGAGATAATATTTACTGAGTCCGATATTTCTACATTTGATGAATACGGTGAGTTAAAAACCATGCATGTAATGCCAGGCACAATTATCATTGACATTACAACTCTGAATAGAAGGAAATTAAAAACTCTCTACACATTAATAGTCCATGAATTTTGCCACTTTATCTTGGACCGTTTTGCAATGATGCTACGTTCTTGTTTTGATGAATCAATTAACACTATCGAAGAGAAGACAGAATCTACAGATGATACGTGCGAAGCAGACAATGATGATTTAGAATTTAGGAATCTAGCTGAAGCACAAGTTGTTAAACTTACCTCCCGCTTATTCATGCCTTCAGAGACTTTTAATACGGCTGTAAACGAATCGTTTGAGTCATACCGTAAAAAATATCCTGATCAAAACGAAGGATTGATCTATACGCTAGTGACTGAAGACCTGGCCACTGCATATAGAACTTCTAAACAATCTGTTAAAATGAGAATGATTTATGCGGGATGGACTACTGCCACCGGATGTCTCGATTATGTCGATGGCCATTATGTGACACCGTATAGTTTTGAGGATGGAACTTTACAAAAAGGGAATACAATAACAATCAACGAGGAAACACTAAATAAGATCTTTATCGATTATCCAAATCTCCTCGAAGGGTTTATGCTTGGCGCCCTCGTATACGTTGATTCTCATTTATGCATAAATGACAGTAAGTTTGTTATAACTGATAAGATTAGTGGGCGCTACTTAACAGAATATGCCCTTGGACACACTACAGAATGTTGTCTTCAGTTCGAAGTTAAACGCTGTAAGTACACTCATAGAAATGAATATGGTATCTTATACTGCCTCGTAGGTCCCGACAAACAGTACATGTTCAATGAAAGAGACAACTTTGATACAATTCAGAAACTCTCATCAAAGCTCGAAGAAGAAACATCAACTATCGAAATGCTCAATTCAATCACTACACTTGCCGGTAAAGTACGTTATTTGTATGAGCAGTCTGGGAAAAAACAAGATGAAATTGCTGTGGATGCCGGTCTAAGTCGAAAATGCTTAGATAATATTCTCTCTGGGAAGACAAAGCAACCAGCAAAATCTACAATCATTCAGCTTTCAATTGGTTTAGGGGTATCTGCTGCAATCACACTGCTACTACTTGGCGAAATACATGTCGATCTAATAAAAAGTACCGATCCAATTGACAGAGCATATTATTATTTGCTCTATTATTTCTCCCCTGATCTAGAACTATGGAACAAATACTTAGCTTCAAGAGACTTGCCGCAGCTGGGTGACGCAACCGTTAGATTTGAAAATCCTTCGGATATTCAAGACGATTTTCAAACTGAAATGTGAATGCACGATACACAAAAACAGTCGAAATAATGCACATTATTATAATGACCATTTAAAAAGTCCAGTAAATCTGGGCTTTTTTTGTGCACAAGCAGAACGTTGAGGCAACGATTCTTTCTAGCTATTCTAACCATGAAATCAGTAAGTCGGAGGTCGAATATGACAAAAAATGATATAGAATCGCTAGTCAACAAAATGAAAGAATTCTGCAATTTAGCAATTATTCAATCTGTATTAGAATCCAACGGCACCAATTCTATAGAAGACCTATCAGATTCAGTTATTGATGAAGTATATCTACAACTTGAGCAAATAAATAATGATCTGGAAATTCCTTAGTATCTAAAAAGGAAGATCATCGCTTGAAAGCTCCCCCGCAGCATTCTCATTCATTTCCATCATTAGCTTGGCTTCATAGCCATCACAAATCTTTGAACAAATATTTTCACCTGCTACAAGAGTAGATTTTCTCCATATTTTAATTTCTTCCATAACCTGGTTAAGAACCTTGCTGTTTCCAAGTGCCAAGATAAAATCTGGATCATATTCTGGATTATAGTTATCCCCATTCACTTCTTCACCTGTACGAATCATCCCTTCAGTGCTTAATAGCACCAAGGATTCGATAATTTTCCTTGCTATTGATTTGTCTTCGTCTGAAACATAATCACACCTTGGAACGTCAAGAAAATAATTTGGCGAAACCTGCAACTCGTCACATATTGCTAAAAATGCATCCATCTGAGGAACCCTCTCTCCGGTAATGTATTTTGAGATATTTGCACGGTCAATACCACAATTCTGTGCAAGTTGGTATTTTGTCATTCTCTTTTCTTCCAGCAAATCGTTCAACCTTTTACCAAATTGTTTTCTCATTATTTCTCTTTTGTCTTCCATAAATACTCCCCTCATTTCATTTAGTATACACGTTTTGTCAACAGATACAACGTGTTTTGACAACTAGGTGACAAAACGTATAAATCATCGACAACGTTATAGACAAAAGCACATTAAAAGTGGCTCATAGACGGACTACTAAGCAATATTCTAAGCTCTAATTAAGCAAAAAGCGTCCCGAGCATGACGCTATAAACTGCCTTTATTTACACATCAGAGTTTGATCAACTCCGGTGCTCGCATCTAGCGAGACCATTTTCAAAGTACCAGTCCAGGGCTCATGACCATCATTGCTGGCTGGTAATTGCATCACACAATGTTTCTTCAATGGGAACCATTGCGCATCTGGATCGGCTCAATACCGAACAAGCGTGCAGTGGTTCCTTTTGTCTGTTCCCCGATCCAGTAACGCTTGGCTCCGGTCCAGACAAAAAATGTCAACAAATGAAAAGAATGGATTCACGGTTGAAGTAGGGAAGCACACGGTAACAGTCACAGAGGAAGTGTATAAGGCTTATAAAGGTCCCCTGTGGAAGGAACGCAAGCGTCAGGAAAGAGAAAGACGCTGTTTCCTTGGTACCCATCGCTGCATGGCAAACTGTGAAGAATGTCCTAAGTACCATGCTTGGAAGGACACATATGGCGATCCATACTCCATCGAAAAGATGGATGATGATGGTTTGGAGATTCAAGACGATTATTCTCTTGAAGATGAAGTCATCCGCCGTATGCTGAACGAAGCACTCCACAACGCTGTCGATGAACTTCCTCAGGTTGACAGAGAGATTATTATTCTCTACGCCAACAAAGTGGGTACGCGTGAAATTGCAAAAAAAGTTCATATGCCACAATCCACTGTGTCCTATCGGGAGAAGATCATCATTAAGCAGTTACGAAATAAACTGAAAGACTGGAAGTGATCTTACTTCCAAGGGCAGCCGAGTCGACCGGCTGCTCCTTTTTTATGTAATCAGTACTTGTGCCGTATAATTTTGTATTGGTTCCAATGTGCGATCGAGTATGGAAAAAAGTCAAACGATTCTTTGCCGCTTTGCTACCTAAGCGAACAGACCAGTACAGAAAGCGACACCAACCGGACAGTAAACGAAACCATTCTGCAAGACATTACCGTTAAGGCTATTAATCAGATTCTTACTGATAAAGGCACCTTCCTGAAAATCCTGTAGAAAAGCATCGCCAAGGCCGTAGTCAATGCGGATACCCTTTCGCCTGACGGCATCCAGAGCAGGCTGGAGGAACTGCAAAAGGAACTCATCAAGAAGGTCAGCAGCAAGCAAGACTACGATGCCATCGCTGACGAAATCTTCCGGCTCCGGGAGCAGAAAGAAAATCCGAAATAGACGATCACTGCCGGGAAGAAGCCATGAACCGGATCAAAGAACTGCAGGACTTCATCAGCCAGCAGAAAACTGAAGTCACAGAATTGGACAAAAACCTCATCCAAAGATCACTGTGTTTCGGTATCACTTCACCATGGAATTCAAATCAGGGGTGACGATTGGAATAGAAGAATAAAGAAAAAAATAAGAAATACACTTTACAAAATTACATTGCGGCAGATCTGTTCATTCAACTTCATGTAATACTTATCGCGTGGCTTGAATAACACGATTAGCTAAAGTATCAAAAGTACTATTAAAATCATCTATATTTTTCTTCATATTATCCCATACGCTTCCTGATTTTTGAACCTGCTCTTGCGTTAATAAGTACACGGGAGTGTTATTAGCTTGGGATTGTGCAATTAAACTATTGAAGTCAGCAATATTAATTAAATTGTAATGATTTTCATAGTTTGCAGCTTCGTAACAAATAACCATATCATTATCCTTTAAAACAGGAACTAATTTGTTTGAAACAAGGCGATTTATGTCATCAATCCATTCCGAAAAAGCCTTTGCAGGAGAACCGTTTCTTGGACGATACCTTTGTTGTATTGTGCCTATAAACCTAGGTGCAGAATCACTAATTTTGTATGAAGCATTTTTGAATATTGTATTTTCTCTTAATTTTTTATAGGTATTATTCCAACGTGGAAAAACTTTTTCTAGTGAATCAATAGCCATATAACAAAAATAATCAGGTGCACATGGTAAAATAAAAAAATCACTTTCCATCAAAATATTTGCATTTGTTGCTGAAATACTAGGACTCATATCAATTAATATATAGTCGATATTGTATCGATTCCCAGTTAATTCAAGAAGCTTGCGTAGCGCACCTGGCACATTCTGAAATAGAGCCAAAGAACCTGTCAAGTTTTCTGCTACACTATAAGTAGCATCATATTCAGAAAAATCTATGTGCCCAGGCAATAAAAACAAGTTTTTATTTGCATCAAATTGAAAACATGTTGTTGCTTTGAGTGGTTCAGGCTTCCCAGAAAACACAGGAGAAAGAGAGTTTTTAATATTATCATTGTTGCTCTTATAAAAATCAAACAACTTGTTTTCCTTATCAGCATTTATACATAATCCGGTCAAATTACATTGTGGATCAGTATCTACGATTAATGTCTTGTACCCCTTTTCAGCTAGCTTCCATCCTAAGTGGAAGGTAGTTGTTGTCTTACTTACACCTCCTTTATTGTTGAATAGTGATATTGTTTTTGCCATATACATTTACCCCTTTTCTTTGCAAGCACCTAAAATCATGTAACATATTCCCATGCACACTCCAAAACGCGAAATACGTATCCCGTACTGCTTTGAAAGTCCATTTTTAATTCCATACTCTCATTAACAAAATATAAAACATGAAACCTATACAAATGATTTTAACACTATGCATAGATTTGACAACCTACAATGTAGGGGACAAAGTAACCTTCAACCAGTAACATGTTAAATAATCAGAGGTCAAATTACTTATTTTACAAGCGCAATCAGATACTCTTTCATAGATTTTTTACCTCGGAATCAACATTTTACTGCATTTTTTAAATGGCTGTGCGTTATGCTTGAACTAAGTAGAGTCTTCGAATATCTAAAAGAGACGCAAAATGGGACGAAAGTCAAAGATGACATTGCAAAGGAAGCTTCATCTGATCAAAGAACGTGAAACAAAGAAGACCCATATGCAGTGCTCGGAAAGAAAGCATGCATCAGCACATCAGTTGTCAGAGTCGTCTGTGAGATCTACAGGAACGAAGTAGAAGAAGGTCTCAAGAAGCCTGCAAAGAGGCTCACATCTGATGAAAAACTGACTGCCTTACTGGAGGTATATGTAGACACACTTTATAGCGAAGTATGCCAGAAATATGAAATACGGTATAGATGTGTGCTCTCCTACTGGATTGCGAAGTATCATAAGGGTGGAACATTCGAGGACTGGAGATCAGTGAGGCATACAAGGAATATTCCAGTCCATAAGAAAGATGTGGCACCCATAGAGAAGGAAAAGACGAAATATGTTGTGGACAGAGCTGCATATGATGAGCAAGTTCCACAACAGACATATGTTGTCGATGCGCCAGCGCATTACACACAGCATATGCTGTAATTATAAGGTAATGCGATCCGCTTCTGAAGGATCTGAAATGACAGACTGTGTAATCTCCGATCTGCCACTTTTTATATGTAATCACCGCTTGGACTGCAAGAACGCACAGGTCTATTTCTGATATACAGCAATTTTTGTACTGACCAATTTATAGCCCTCTTCGGTAATTGGGCCGTCATAAATTTTTAGCCGGCACTCTTTCGTTTTGGAATTCAGATTGTAAAGTCTGTATATTCGATATTTATATCGGCCATCTTTTGAGGCCATGACCTCGTTGTATGACATTTCAAATCCGTCAGCATATTTATTCCTGGATGCTTTGACTTCAACATGAATTTCATTGCCAGCTGCATCCCAGCTCCGAATATCATACCCTAGGCCATCTCCCTCTTCCTTTGATGCATGAACGGGAGCCTTGAGACCTTCTGCTGCTGCCTTTTGAATGAGGATATCGAGTACGATTTCTTCTCCTAAAGCACCAGTTTTATTCTTAGCCTTTTGGATCTTCTCGAAGTCGATGGTTCTTGCTATACCACTATACTTCTTTTCTCTTTGTGCATGAATAGGACCATCTTCCTCAAGGACAACATCAAAGCCGTTTGCATTTGTGCTCTCAAGCTCATCAACTTCTTCTGCAGTGATATCTGGCTCATCTGGCACCACTTCTGCGGTTACATCCCCAGCAGGAATACAATGTGCTGCATTTATGATTTTCTCATATTCCGCATAGCTTATAGTGTTCATGCCATATTGATTCCAGAAGTGCTCCCAGCTTCTTGGCCGCTTATTTTTACTCTTCCACTCAAAATTCTCAATGAAAGAGTCACCTTGTTTGATTGGCGGCACAATATTAAATGCATGAGTGATGGTTGCCGTAACGTTTCCATCTTCGTCAGGATCAGAAATGCTGTCAACATAGCCACCTGCATATATTTCGAATTTCCTGTCCTTTGTTATCTTACCTGGATGCCTATTAAGCACAAAGGCACCTACATGCATTTTGTTAAACTGCTTGATGTTCCAGCCATAGCTTGTTAGCTCGTCTTGGTACTTTAATGCACCATCAACAACTTTGCCATGGTCGAGGATGAAAGCTTCCTGCCCTTCAACTGCATTTGGAAGAATCGTATTAATGTCTGTCATAGAGTCTCCTTTCAATCAGAACATTTTTCTGTTCTGATTAAAAACAACCATTCGCATCCTCGCAAATGTCAGGATACAGTAGTTCTATAGTCTCAACCCTGAAATCAACATTCTTATTGTCTCACTGTCTCCGAAGACTAAAAAAAGAAGGGATTTCTGTCTCAAGCGAGCTGATTCTCATCAACTGGCAAATTGCAGAAATCCCTTTGTTAAGCACTATTTTGAAGCTTTTTTATTTATGTAACTCCATCAGAACCACGGTCTCAACGTGGCCCGATTGCTCCATCTTGATGTCTCCTTATTGACCAGTTCTCGTGAACCTTCGATTTTCTGCCCATCCGTTCGCGGAAATTGTTCAACCGCTTTTTTCGGTTTGCGAAAACTTATCGACACGCTTTTGTACGTTCGCGGGAATTGCTCCACTGTTTGAACGTACCTTATATATGGCATCCGGGTCTGGCGTCCACTGTCTCCACCTTGACGCCGGATTGGTACAAGGGAATTGCTCCACGATTGCCATTGTCTCAACCCTTATTCATAGATTTTCCTGTAGCCATGATAGATTATTTTTTGCTCTTCTTTTCCAGCTGCTTTATGCTATTCAGGTAGTCCTGCTCCACACTGCTCAATGTTTTCGCTTTGTATTTTTTATACTCCGTCTGCGCCTTGTCCATTGCCTGATCATGGCTGACAGTCCCATTTCCAATCAGCAGCTTTTCTCCTGTGGAGGTCAAAATGCCATCAAGATGTCTGGCCCAGTCCTCCATCGTCATCGGAATCTCACGCTCTGCCTGTCTCTCAGCAAAATCAAGATATCCGGAAACGAGCTGGCCCATTGCGCGAAGCTCTTTTTCATTCAGATAGTTCTTTGCAGTCTTCGCTTCACGGAGCGTAGGCTGATCTCCTGAAAAAGTCATCAGACCCATGAAATCCTTTTCTGCGTCAGCACGATGATAGATCACCTCCGCCGCAGTCTCGCCGGAAACGGCATAATGGATCTTGTTTTGTACTCGCTTGAAAAATTGTATGGAGACTTCCGCATTAGGGTTGTAATCAACACTGGTCGCATAGATTTCCAATACCTGACGATAAAATACCTTTTCAGAAGCCCGGATGTCTCGGATTCTTTCCAACAGCTCCTTAAAGTATCCGCCACCGCCCAACTCTTTCAGGCGGTCATCATCCATCGCGAAACCTTTTTTGATGTATTCCTTTAAAATGTTTGTTGCCCATATACGGAACTGAACACCACGCTGGGATTTGACACGATAGCCAACGGAGATGATAACATCCAGATTATAAAATTTTGTTTTATAGTTTTTTCCGTCAGCACCAGTTGTCAAGCATTCCTTGACAACTGAAGCACTGTCAAGTTCTCCGTCCTTAAAAATATTATTTATATGCAGACTAACATTTTGCTTAGTCGTTTGAAAAAGCTTTGACATATCTGCCTGACTCAACCACACTGTTTCATCCTGCATAGTGACATCTATTTTTGTCAAACCGTCTTCAGTCTGATATATAATTACTTCTCCACGGTCGTCCATGCTGATGGCCTCCTGTTCTAATTCATTTCACAGCATTTCCTTTGTGCTGCAAGTTATAACTAAATAATCGTACATATCCATCAAAATATAGCCTCTATATTAAGCTGAGTCTATCAAGACCACGTTTTTGATACAAGGATTTGTGTAGTGAAAAGGCCCTGTAAACAAGGCATTTCCCGTGTTTTGATAGTTCCTACGGCTCGTTCTGCACCTGAAATTGGGCATTTTGAGACGAGCCATTCTTGCTGTTAATGCCATCTTTACAAGGTCTCCTTTCGGTCAGAATATGGATAATTAAAAAGTGGGGCAAAATTAAACGGTGCTGCTCTTTATCCCTGCCACGGCAAAACACCGTCAGATCATTAATAGTAAACTACGCTCGGATGTAATCTGTTAAATCTACATCCACAACAGTAATGATATTAGTTGTTCAGTGCTATCGATAGTTCTCCACCGAAATTGTTCATTACGAAACGATCATCCTGCAACAAAGTTTCCTTGGTCACTCGATATTCGAATGGGAACAGATATGTTGAGGCGTTCAGCTCTTGAAAAGAATAATATCCACTGTCATCCACATTCATCATGGTATAAACCAAAAAACTACTGATCTCATCTCTTGCAACCTTGTGCTTACTGATTCGGTATTTTCCGGGTTTGTCGCAAATGAGAACTCCAAACTCTTTTAGTGTGGATACCAGTTTGTCAATGGAGTGATATAGTGTCGTACGCTCTCCCCACTCATCAAACAGCTTCTGCTTCAGTTGGGCCAGCGTAATCTCATCCTGGAACTCTGACATTTTACCGATAAGTTTGCACATATCCATAAAAACCGGATAAGCCGCCAACATCATGCTCCAGTGAATTTCAAGCGCATAATCCGGATATTTCTTAATCAGTTCGAGTGCTGTAGGTCTTAATTTTTCTGTATATTCATTTTCATAGCTCCAGATGCACATTAGAATTTCTCTGGTCTTACGAACATTTGTGGGACTCCCGATTTCAAAGCCCAAGTATTCATTCAATTTTTCTTTTATTTCATTCTCTGTCAACTCGCTCGAAACCAACTCCACGGCTTGATTCAACCATGATAGTTTCAAGTTTCTCGATAAGCCTACCATCTTTGCCATTCACTTTACCGCCTTTATTTTGATAAAAGGTACTATGACCTCGTCAATTGATATGCCGCCGTGCGTCATGACTTCCTCGCCCTTGGCATCAAAGGAGTCTCCTACATCACAAATCAGATAATCGAAGTCCTTATTCAGATAATATTTCGGATATTCTATCATTCCATACTTTTGTATGAGTCCTGCTTTGTCAGCAAAGTTTTGTAGCACCAGCATTCTGTGGCTCTTTGTCTCTGTTTCCACTCCAGTACCCATTAATTTTCCAAGTCCAGTGCATGGCGTGTTTCCATGGTCTGCAGAGATATAAACATCAAAACCTTCTGAAAGAAACCGCTTTGTCATGTCTACCAGCTTATGCTGATCGGAGAGAACACCAATGTCATTTAGCATTCCCAGACGGCCTTGGTGCTGCGCATGCACCATATCATCGACATCGTTAATTATGACCGCGCCACACTTTACAAAGGAGCCAAACTGCGCCTCGTAACCACGTTCATAACCTATCTGATTATCTGTATAGCCCATTGATTTTGCACAGGCCACAAATTCCTGCTTTTCCTTGCTTTGTTTCCACGGCTCCAGCAGCTGACCTGGTGTTTTATTTGATAACAGGCACTGCCGTGAAATCGACGTGGTGCTTGGAATCATAGCAAACGCAGCTGTCTGCTCATATTGAACATTCTGAAAGGACTTAGAGATAATCCTCCAGTCAAATTCTGACATACCATCCATTACTATAATCACAAATTTGCTGCTATGGTCGTGCATGTAATCCATCGCACGGCTAACAAGCACGGGTGTCTCCCGGCTCATTTCAGAGGACAGCTTACCAAACTGCGCCAAAACATAATCTTTAAAAACTCTGTTTACGACTGAAGTGTCAACATTCAATTTGTGCTCAGTAGCAAGCGTATCAATCTTCGCCTTTATCTCTGCAATGGCAAACCAATCACGATATGAATTAACTTGCTCCTGCTTCTGCTGCAATTCAATATCAAGCTGTTCAAGATACGCGGCAACATTTTCCGGGCTGTCAACCTTTTCCTGAATAAAGTCCTCCGTCTGTTTGCGCTGACGAAGATCGTCGAAATTCTTCAAATATGCTAAGCATAAAAGCTCCAGATCAAGGTTCCTGTGTGATTTCAAAACCTCAATATTCAACTTTGGAAACAGTCTGTCCATTGAAACAATATAAGCCCGAAGTCTTCGTTGAAGGTCATAGGGAATATAGCTATTAGAATGTGCAAGTACCAGCAACTTGTCCTTTGTACTTTTCAGCTTACCCTCATACTCAATTCGAAAAGTCAAATCATCTGTATAATGCACCACTTCAAAGCCATGCGCCTGAAAGTCAGCACTGTAATGAGTTGCTTCATCCAGTCCTTCGTCATCTATAAGGAGTATTCGATTGTTGTATTCTGCTGCTGCCTGTTTCAGCACATAGTCTCCAAACATGCGTTATGCCTCCAATCTGACTGCCAGCATCAAGCGGAAGTCCGGATACACTTGTGTACCTTTCTTATGCTCAGATTCAATGGTGGCCTTCTCTTTTTCCAGCTTCGCCAATCGGCCTCGGCGGATATTTTCTATTCCGATATGCTCAGCAGCTTCCATCCGGAGCTTTAAAGCATACATATATTTGTTATAGCTTTCCTGATTCAGCTGCAGTTGCTTCCCCTTCAATTCCATGAAGGTATCATAAGCGAATTCCATGCTGAGCTTCTCAAGATTTTCATATTTCTCTGCCTTTATATTTGGAGCAGTTCCAATCGTCAAACGACTGGTGCCATCAAGGAAAACATCCATCAAACGCTTTCCTGCCATCGGACGTAAAATCATATCATCATTTACAAAGATGGGGATAATACGCTTTCCGCTTTCATCATCAGATATAGAAAGCTCCCACAACATAAAATAACCGGCCTCATTGGGGAAATTAGCAATGCTCACTGAAAGCAGCGGATTTGTTCTATCCTGAAGAATTTCTGTCCGCAAATGTTTTGTAATTTCTTCATCACCAATACTGATACGGTCAATCAGCCGAGGGTCATTGCCTTTCCAGCACTCATAATAGGTCATCATGGTACGAAGGGCCACATCCACATCAAAATCAGATTCTGTTCCAACCAGACGTGTCAAATCCTTTTCTTCACGGATAACATCCTTATATTTCTTTGCATTGGCGAGCTGCTGCTTCATCTCGGCTTCAACCGGATAGGTATTCTTTTCAACCTGTCCCGGATGACCAACGGAACGCATATAGACCTCAGTAAAATCACACTCAGCGACTTCGCTGTCTAAAACATCGGAGTATTTATCTACGCCCATTTCCTTCAAAATTACAGACAACTTTTCTTCCAGCACTTCACGCACACGATTTTCCACTGTATCCGAAACGATAAAGTTATAAATATGTACGTCTCTCTGCTGGCCAATACGGTCTGCACGACCACAGCGCTGCTCGATTTTCATCGGGTTCCAAGGCAGATCATAGTTGACGATGATATTTGCAAACTGAAGGTTGAGACCTTCCCCACCAGCATCAGTCGAAATAAAGATACTGGTACTGTTCTTGAATTCCTGCATAGCTTCGTTTCGTTCTTCGATATCCATGCTACCGTTTAAGACCGTAACAGAGAAGCCGCGATTTGTCAGAAGCTCCTGCAGATATTTCTGTGTGGCAACAAACTCCGTGAAGATAATGATTTTCTGGGTCTTGTCATCGCTCATTATGGCATCAATGGTTTCCAGTAACGGCTGTGTTACAAGACCGGTCGGACAAACCACAAGTACTCGGCTGACAAGTCCACGGCTCTTCAGTTCTTTGACAATCATCCCGGCTTCGATCGTTTTGCCGAGACCAACTTCGTCCGCCAGAATATAGCGGATATTGTTTGTCTCCATTGCGCGATTGAGCACATGAAGCTGATGCGGCAACGGGATAATACCGCTTGCCAGTGACGAAAGGAAGCCTCCGGCGGTCTCGTTTTTGATTTTTGAAAGCTGTACAACATATCGCAGATAATTCTCATCGTAGCGAATGCTACCGACTTCTGAATTCAATTGTTCTTCTGTCGCTTTGTAGACATGGCCGGTAGCCGGATTGAAAACCTTGTAGGAAACATAGCCCCATACTTCAATTTTCTCCAGTACCTGCACATTCGCTTGTTCCAGCGTGTCAAAAGCGAAATCGCCGATTTCCAGCATTCCTCTTCACCTCAATCTTTGATACGACCTAAGCTAATATCGTAGTACATCAAGAGATTTGCATCCTCCTGAATTGTCTGCTCCGGCAGACGCTCTGCAATGTCCACGATGGCCTTGTAGTTTTTGTCCTTCCACAGCCGAGAGAAGCCCACACGGACTGCTTCGGAACGGAACAGTTTGAGCTTGCCCTTGCTGCTCATATAACCTTCGAACTCTTTCCAGAGATTCTTCTCACGCAGTTTGGTAACGTCACCTTCTTTGGTCACATCAGGGATATACCAGCGGCCCTTCTCATCCTGAAGGAAGTTTTCTTCAAGAAGAACAGCTAACTCTGGCATAGATTCATATTGATCTACTGACTTTACTTCCTGCATGAACTTTGGCTGAAGCTGTGCGTATGTCTGTGGCCCGTCAAAATCTTCGCTAAGTTGTTGATAAAGCCAAGAAATTGCAGTTTTTTCATTTGTAACAAATAAACTGAACTGAATTGGATAGGCTCAACATCCGCCTTGATTCGAGCTTTATCATACTCGTTTACTTGGTTTGGCAGGAAATACATGTCATCGCGTTTCAAATACCTGCTATCCAGTCCCCTGAAAAAACTTGTAGAGTCGATAGGTACAGCAATTCCTTGCACGATATGATATGCCACCATTCTGTCGTAAAGCAAATATGCTTGACGTTCTGTTACGATTTTTATTTTATCATCCTGAATAACGACTTTTGGTACCTTTTCAAGATGTTGCCGGACAAAGTCCCACACTGTTTCCTCACTACCAATATCTTGAGAGAATTTTTTGCGAAACTCGCCCATAGGTTTATATGCTGAAATTACCAAATCCTGTTTTATTGCCTGACTTGCTTCTTTTACTTGGTTAAAGCTATCTCGCTTTTTATCCAAAACTCTGACATCTGCCACAACAAATCCTGCAGATTGTATTGCTTCCTGAATTGAATTCCACACAGCATTTTTTGAATTATGAAATTCAATAGTAATCCAACGACCAGGCTTGAGAATCCTACAGTCCTCCAAAAAACAATTTGACATTAACTGTTGATAATCCAAAAGATTCTTTCCATGAAGTTGGCTTACAATCGCCTCCCTTTTTTCATTCGTAAATACATTAAGCCAAGATTCCCATATAAAATTCAGTTCCGAATACATGATATTGCTTCCAAAAGGAGGGTCAGTAAAAATATAATCAATAGTATTATCCGGAATCTGAGGAACCGCAGTTGAACTTTGGGTTGTAATCAATACATTTCCTTCGGAATAATTTGAGTAAGCCTTTGAATAATCTCGAACTGCATCTCTGAATTGATTGATAATGTTCAGTTCCTTCACCAACGATGGTATATAAAGCGTTCCTGGAGTAGGGCCGCCTCCTGCGCCCCATGTGCCACTTTGATATGTCAATGCATATCGCTTAGTCATTCTAAATAACAGCTTTGAGACAATACTTTTTATTCTCAAACTACCATTTGTCCAGAGATAACTTAATGCCAAAAGAGAACGTTTATAGTAAAATTGATATGATCGTGTAATTCCACGCGTAATGGCTTCTTGAGTCTTTTCTCCATTTGGTATAATCGCGATTGGAATAAAGCCTTCCACCGGAGTATCCTCTATCTTTTTGATAATATCGAGGTCATATTCATCGGTTTTTTTGGTACCGCGTGCAGCACCACTATATCCGATAAACACTGGGATTTGCTTGTAGGTTTTGATTGTCTCTCCTATTATTTTGTCATATGAAATTTCAATCGCATGCTGACAGTCATTCTTTTTCAATTTAGCACCACAAGATTGGCAACTAAACTGTGTAGGTATTTTCCCATTTTCAACATCCACGGCTTCATCCCAGAAGACGAACTCATGCCCACAATGCGGACAAATGAAAACATCAGACCATACGCAAGAGTCTACATTGGCCAATACAGTACCGTCGACTTTTGTCTTATACATCCAACCGTACTTTTTTTCACATTCGTCTGCAAGTCTTTGAGCCTCTTTAAAAACCTTATCGAAGCTATATGATTGGTTGTATGCGTTAGAAATAAATGTAGCTTCGGGAGAAATATCACAAATAATCGCTTTCCGTGGTTCAGTTGGATGAAAAAGGCTACCCTCTCCGCATAATTGAGCTGCAACACCAGTCATCCCCGTTCCGCAAAAACCGTCAAAAACAAGGTCACCAGGTTTCGTGTAATGCTCCAAATATTTAACAATTGCCGCATGAGGAACTTTTGTATGATAAGGATGCATTCTATACACTGGATTATATTTACCTTCACTTACATCCGCAGCAAAAGGCTCGCAATGATAGTCATCCGTTGCTTCATCGTAAGGAGTCCCATTTTCCCTGATGAATTCATCTATAAATGGATTAGGACATGCCGTATAAAACGGTGCATTTGAAAGAGCAATGATATCTTCATCCTTGGCAATCGGAAAGCCCTCAATGTCGCGAACTTTGTCGATATCCTCTTTCGTTAATTTTCTTGGTTCCATCGTTACACCTCACTATCTTTCCGCTTCACTACGATACGCAGTTTAGCTGCATCTTTTCCCTTGATATAAGACTCCACAATGCTATTCAGCTTGTTCTTGAATGTAGCCACATCACAAGGGCCAAGCTCATCCAGCTTTGCAACTATATCCTCCGTATCGATAACCACTGGCTCAAAGCCCTGAAGCAGCGCCTTGATGCTATTCACGAAGTGATCGTCTACATGCTTTGGCAGTGTTTTGGTGGAAATAAACTCATCGATGACCTTCTGCTGTTCCGCACTCAAGTACTCCTTCTGGCTAACCACAATCGGGTCAGAGATTGTGTTGAGCAGCGTATTTGTCCATTCCGTCACCAAATCATCCATGCGAATATCAATGTTGTCCAGTTGCCCGGCTACATTTTTTGCCTTGTCGCCATAGGTATAGTGGCAGTGAGGGCAAATGTGACTTGTCTTCAACTCAACAGGTGTTAGTTCATAACAGACCTTCAGATCAGCCATATCCTGTTCAATGGCAGTCAGCTTTGCACCTGAAAGGATCTCTATGCTACGCAGCTTGCGCAGATTTGCCAGTGCAACACTTTCCTGCAATTTTCCACGGCGCTTTGCATCCTCGATGTCAAGGCGCTTTTTCTTATGCTCCTCAAAGTACATCGTAATGTATTTATCTTTCAGTTTATCCAGTTCGGTCGTAACCTTCTGCGCTGCCGTTTCACCGGAAGCGCCATCTGCGATGTCGTCTCTGATTTCGCGAAAGGCTGCCTTTCCGGCCTCAAGCTCCTGCTTGAAAACTGCTCCAAGATCAAGGAACTCAATATTAGCAATATAGCTCACAACTGCAGAGCAATCTGTCTTTCGTAATTATTTCATTCAACTATTCAACCAGGCAGCGTGGCATCGGTATTTTGGACGCTATGAATGCTGAAATCCCGAGAGGCACTATATAAGTCACCGGGAAGCACAGCAGAAGCACAGCGATAACTGTCACAGGCTTTCTCATTATATATCCATATATGGCACCGCACACAACTGCTACTGCATATGCCCCATCCATTCCTGTCATCAGTGCAAAAGCAAATCCAATGGCTACTCCCGAGAAAATTATAGGGAATATGCTTCCACCTCTCCAACCCATATTCAGGCAGAAATTGACCAGGAATAGCTTGCACACTGCGATAACGAAAAGCACCGATACGCTCATTGTCTGCCAATCTGCCATAATTGTACCCATATCGGTTTCTCCCGACAACATTGTAAGGGGTACGTACCAGCCTACCAAAGCAAGCACCGCTCCGCCAAGCATGCATCTTACAATTATGTGATCTTTCAACTTATTGCCAATCATTGATGTCAGCTTATTGAATATCAAATATATAAATGCTCCGGCAATACCTGCGAGTATCAATGGGATTATCCATTTCCACTGTTCAATGCCGTAGCCATGTGCTCTGTCAAATCTTGAAAGGCCCATTCCGCCGCCAAGGACTGCAGTCAGTCCTTTTACGATCAACATCCCCCCTGCTACTCCGCACACATAAACAAATATTCTGGTTTTTTTATCGACAAGCTTTGCCTTGTAATGTTCGTTTTCATTATCGGGTTCAAGGCTGTCGATTATTCCAAATAACGGCGATCCAAAAATCACTCCCAGCGTAGCGGACATGCCTGTTTCCGCCAGCGCAGCCACTTTTTCTCCTTTGTACCTGAGTCTGTCACCTACCAGGCAGCAAAGCCCGGCTATTATGCCGGTAAGACCTGCTTCAGGTCCTAATGCCCCGCCGAAGATCAACGGGAGCAATGCAGACACCGCCAGAATATGAAGATTATCATATGGGTATCTACCGTCTTTGTGAATCTTTCCCAAAACTACAGGCAGCTCATCTGGAAGCAGTCCGTATTTTTTCTGCCACAAACCTATAAGGCATCCTCCGATGAGGCATACCGTCATGAAGTATATCAGGCTGCCGTCAGCGTTGAACTTTTCCGGCAGCCAAGTCCAGAAAAACTCAATGCCAAGATCCATTATTTTCAATATCAACCATACTATCGCCCCCGAAGCAGCTCCAAGTATAAATGATAAAATACCAAAAGCAACTATACTGATTATTTTTTTCATCATTCAATTCTCCAATATTATATAGCATAACACTTGCAAATCAATTATTCCATTGAAATCATATCAACAAAATCGAAATTTAACAATGCGATTTTTTAAGTTTTTACGCATAAAATCCAACTGACATTCTATCAATGGCTTTGAATTTCTTTGGTATATAATCATTTGTAGACAAAACGAACAGTAGTCTTTGAAGGTCACATACTCGGCGACGGTTTTGATGAGTGCAATTTGTTCTGCCAGTTCATCAACCTGTTCTCCGGTCAGACTAAAGTTGTTCAACTTCGCTGGTGTGTTATATTTTGCCGAGTAGTTGCTGAACTCGTCACGAACGGCAGTGCAGGCTTTCTGCATCCTATCAACCTGTTGCGCGTTTGCAAGCGGCTCACCCCAGAGTTCGAAGCCCTCCTGCAGCTTGCGTGCAGCCAGAACAGAGGAATTGCTCAGTTCCTGAGCCTTTGCAAGTAGCTGTTTCACACCTTCCTCACGGTCATTCGGATTATCCAGCAGCGCGCCATTGATATCCAGCACCTCAAACAGCTTCTTCAGCTCCACCATAGAAATCTGAGCCGGTCTGGACAGATACTTGAACTCGTACAAATCCATAACGCCCAGCTTCGATACCTGGTCGAGATTTGAGGCCGTGATGACGGTTCCACTCTTCAGGGTCATCGTTGCATAACCGGCATAAACCATAGACAGAAATACAATCGGTGTAAACAGAAAGCTGATCTTGAACTTCTTATCTTCAAACACATCGCCAAACTTCAACTCAAAAATGTCGGAATAGTTGATAACGCCCTGCGGCGGCAGCTTTTTGAGTAAATCAATAAAGTAAGCAGCATACTTGGAACCTTCCGGACGGATTTTATCGCCATCCAGAATGCCAAAACTCTGCAGCATCAGTGTTGCAGGTTGCGTCTTGCGTCCTGCAAAGTAATCAAAGGCCTGACGGGCATTTTCTGCCATGTTCTTTCTGGTTACCTTGGTCTTCATGACAGGGAACTCCGGATAAATGCTGTCGAAGTATTCATCGAGGCAAACCGATGCTGCAAGGTCAACGGTATCCTTGAAATCCATGTCTCTGTTGTAGCGGCCTTTCAGCACTTCAATCATCTGGCGTTTTTGGCCCTTATACTGCACTTCAAAGCATGTGTTCTTATTCTCGCCCAAGTACTTGATAAGTCTCTTGCGCACCATACCAGCCTTGTTCAGATAGGCATCCTTATCCTTGCCCTCACTGATCTGCGCCAGAGAGTTGGCTGCGGCAAACAGACCGAGCAGCTCCTTAAATTCGTCTGAGGACTTAAAGAAGAAATACACTTCATCTTCCAGATTTTTCACAGCGATTGTAGTTGCGCTGTACGGCGGCATGATGTGGATATAGAAATCTCTCTCCGGCTGGGCCGTGCTACGTTCTCCCGGCAGGCCAAGGAACAGATAGCCTTCACGGAAAATGTTATGGGAATCCCAATTCAGGTCTCGCTGGTAGATTTCAAAGCCCGGAACGTACTGCTTTGCGTCCCAATCCAGACATCCATAAACCAACTGATAGAAGAATCGATTCAACTCGCTATCTGCCATAACAGAAGCTTTCTGCTTAATCTTCTCGTCATAGTCAACAACCTTGTCCACGTCAATGTAGTACTGATTGTTGCCGTCATTGAAGATGATGAACTGACCGGAAACGGTGGTCATGATATCCTTCAAAGTTGTCTTAATCAGAGAAAGCAGAAAGTCTGCATCCTGCTCCGGCATCGGCAGGAAAAGGCACAGATCGTCCTTCATATTTTCAGCAGTCAGGCCGAATTGTACATCCAGACCATTTGTGGTCAAACGGTGCACACTCAGCGCATAAATAATCTTGATTGCCAACGGTTTATAAGCTGGCTTCGGGAAAGCACGATTAATAATGTCCTCCAACTGCCCGCTGGCAGTAACGACACGATTGATGGTTACATCACTCTTCAGCAGTCCATTGGACTTGATTGCAGGCCAGTAATCATCGAAAGAAATAATGCCCGGTGCATTTTCCGGCACTTCTGTATCAAAAATATCCCGAATAGTCGTGGAAATATTCTTCAGAATGTGTCTGTTCTCAATCAGGTAAATCTTATTAAACACATCAATGTACGAAGGATGAATAGGATACAGATCTACAAACTCCTCCAAGCGAGAGGACATACCTGTATAGAGATTGGAGAACTTCTCCAGATGCTTACGAATCAAGGCCTTCTGCTCCGGTGACTTTTTCAGAATACGCTCGGAAACAACGTAGGATGTGGCTTCCTTGGTGATGATAAGTTGTGTGAAACGGTCAGATACATGCTTCAACGTATCTGAAACGAAGCTGAATCTTGGATTGTCGAAAATCTTCTCCTGCACGCCAAAGATGACGCGGAGCTTGCTCTTGGAGCACATTTCTCCCAGTGCACGGAAGAACTCCAGATCAAGAACAATCTGGCGCTCGTCACGGGATGTCAAATAAGAAAGGAACTCATCAACTACAATCAGATAGCCCTTGTCCGGATATTTTTCAGCGAAAGCAATCATCATATCCTGAATTACTTTTTTGGGATTCCGAACAGTGGCCTGCTCCGGGAATTCGAAGTCGATATTCCTTTTATCAAAGTCATCCTGAATGTAGCCCGACAGAATATCATAAAGTGACATAGTAACGCCACCAATTTCAATGCGCAGCACTTCAAATTTGCCTGCGATGCATTCCACATCTTTTGCAAAGGTCTTATTCTGCAGATACTGCAAATTGTCTGCATCTTTAGCAATGGAGGAGATAACACTCATCAAGTGAGATTTACCAGTACCATAGTTACCAACAATAAGCACGCCTTTATTATCAACGACCTCATCCATTTGCAGTTGGTCGATAACCGGTGCTTTCATACTCTGCGCCATGCCCTCAGACATCACGTAGGTCTTAATGTTATTGATTTCCTCTGCCTTATTGCTGTTGGACTGAATCAACTGCAAGGTAGATTCAATCGGACTAAAGCTAATAAGCTCTGAATATTTCATCTCGCATTTCCTCCTTATACGATGCACGTGATGTCATAGGAGCTCACGTCATACGTTTTGTAATCTTGAAATCCTTCTTCTGCATATACAAGTCTGGTGCCGTCAAAGGTACCTGGCCAGAGAATTCCAAAAGGTTTTGCTTTGCAGGTATTCACCATCATCGTCATCACATCAACTTTGTAGTCCGGATTGAAAAGTACATCAAAATCTTTCAACACTACTCCATCCGGGAGCTTCGATAGTATATCTGCAAAACAGCGTTCGATTTGCATTGTCCGTCGCTTTGGTTTAATTGCCTTTAGCGCCTGTGCCAATTCAAGATCTATCGCCACAGCATGCTCTGTTACGCCTGCATACGGACAGCAATAAACAATTGGTTTTAAGAGCCCGGCTTGATTCTGTGGAGAAAAATTCCGGGCCGTAATAATTACGCCCATACTAATCTTATTCCTTTCGCTGTACCATAATCAGGACTCGTCATCTTGAATTGTCTCCATTATGTCCTCTAAATGGCAATTCATAGATTCGCAGATTTTTATCAGAACATCAGTAGTAATATTTTCACCTTTACCAAGCTTAGCGATTGAAGCTGAACTGATTCCAGCTTGTTCTTTCAAATCACTTTTTTTCATGCCTTTATCTATTAGCATTTTCCACAGCTTGTTATAACTGATTCGCATTTTTTTCTCCTTTACTGATTTCCCATCATCATGTCATAGTGCTGTTTCTGTTCCATTAACACAAATACAAGCCTAAAGGTTTCTTTTGTTTGGTCTACATCTACACAGTCATCTACAAAATTGATGCCGTCATTGATTCCTACAGAATTCGCACAGATGTAAGATAGCATTGCATGTGCCATTTGGTATTGTGTATAATCCTCTTTGCCGTTGGCATCTGTTGTAATGAACTTATCCTTGTTATCGATCAGAATACGCTTTCGAAGCGTCACACCGTCGTATCCGCAAAGCTGTAGAAAATAATATTCCAGTATTCGCCTAATAACATTCATCAGAGGAATCGGTGCATTAATTTCTTTATATTCCTCCCATAGAGCGGCATACGAATTCTGTACCGGATTGTAGTTTATTTCTTCGGTCATTATTTCCGGATTGACTTTCGTGCAAAGCTTGATAGAGGACTTATTGTCAATCTTGCTGATCAAATAGAAATTCACAAACAAATAATTTTTAACCTGATTGTATGTGATTTCCCTATGAAAGTAAGCATTATGTGTCAATATAAAGATTTGTTTAATGTAATCTGCCTTTGCGACCGGATCAACACCGATTGCGTTATTCTCGCAAATCTGAATCATCTCTCTGACTAAGGCACTCACAATAAATAAGGCACTGCTGTCCATACTGGACACGGGATCATCGATTACAACAATCTTATCGAGCTGGCTCCCATCTGGATTATCACTGCCCTTAACCTGATGATAAAAATACAGAAATGCTATAAAGTTTCTTTCACCCTCACTTAGATTTTCTGCAATATTTCCGTCCGGCCTAACAACCTCATATACATTTGGCGTTCCTTCTTTTTCCCGGATACTAAAGCCTTGGAAACCAGAATCTCGAAGCAGTACATTTACGCTCTCAATTGTTGCGGTTGTATTTACACAGTCTTTATTGAGCTCAGCGATTTCACGTGTGAGTGCACCGATTGCTGTCCGCTGTGTTGAAATTTCCGTAATCAGCTTAGAGATTTCGTCCTCCAATAAGGCCTTACTGGTTTTATACCGGCTAACCTGATCAGCCAAAAGAAAAGCAAAATGTTCCCAGACAGCAGTTCTACATTCTGCTTGCTTTTTTGGTTTTGCATCGAGGACGCTATTATTTTCTTTGATGAGCGTGTTAAAACCATCAATGATATTCTCCAATTCGCTTAGCATTGATGCGACATCTTCGATTTCCACAAGCTCAGCTGGCTCATCAATTTTTTCTTTTATCTTTTGCAGGTTTGTCGAGATAACACCTTTTATGGCTGCTACTTTATCAGTGAAAGGCGTAATGTCCATGCCCGGTTTCAACACCGCAGGCGGCTTGAGCAATGGTGCTACTATCTCATTCGCTTCATTTCTATAGGCTTCATAATAATCTGCCAAGGCCTGCTTTGCTTCCTGATAACTGGAGTCGAAGCAAGCCTTTAGATCATCTTCAAAGCTAAGCGGCATAGGCTGCTGACAATACGGGCATGTATCTTTTGCTGCCTCATGAAATTGTTTGTGGCCCTGCTGTACCCAACTGGCCGCATTTATTTTTTTCAAGAACTGCGCAAAAGGCGTGTCTGCACTACTTACGATTCTTTTTCCGAGAATATCTCTGCCTTCAAGTTCATCCAGCGCTGCTGTATTTATAATGGAAGGAAAAAGCTCATATTTTTTTGCGTCGTCAGAATAGGCTACAGCATAGAGGCGGTGCAAAGCTTCCACATCATGTTCTTTGGGCGTCCTTACTTCGAGTACCCCTTCTGCAAAGGATTTCTTTTGCATCCGGTTCGTTTGTGTTTTCTTGAACTCTGCTCGCAAGTTTGCGGTTTTCTCCCAACACTCCTGCTGGAACCGCTCCAATGCCTCTTGCAGCGCAGCGGCCTTTTTCGTTTTCGCTTCGCCTGCTTCTGAGAAGGCAGTTGATGCCTTTTCCTTTTGAATCTGCTTCTCATCGACCTTTGCCTGAATAGTGACATTTACCTCATTCACGGTAAACACGCCTGGAAGGTTATGATAGTTGGGAAGATTAGCACTAATGTAATCCTGATTATAAACATGCACTTTATAATCGGATACCGAACGACCGGGCTGCCACTCCACGCCACGATCAACTTTTATCGCTTTGCCAATGGTCGATTTGCCCGTACCATTGTTTCCAAAAAAGAAATTCACATAAGTCGGCACAATCGATACCCCGCAACCTTTGTAGGAGGCATCGTTCATGTCCAATTTTACAATTTCAGATGTCAGTTTGTCTCTCATGCTTTCACCTCCCATCAGAAGCCAAACAGGGAAATCTTCGCATCAGCCAATTCTTCCTTTAGATTGATGTGCTTAATTGCCCAATGCGTATGATTCATTTCTGATATGCCTCTCGTCATATCTAACATGCCAAGTTCAAAACCAATATTGCTTATTTGCTGCATGGGAATGGGCCACAGTAACTGACATCGTATTTTGACTCCGTTATCCTGCTTTCTTATTCCATCAACAAAGCCAAAGAATACTTGCTGATTTTCTCCAGCCCTTGCATGTTGAAATTCTGCCTCTGGCATGAACAGCGCTGGAAAGGTTTTCATTGCCTCAACTGCAGTCTCAGACAAAGTGCCATACCGTTCCCGAAGCTCCTCTGATGTCCAATATCTCGATAACGCACGATCTGCTGGAACTATGAAATGATCATATTCAAAAGTCTCATCACCAATCACAAATAAATTGTAATATTCTGGATTGATGACTCGGCTGGTCGGCTGCATGGTTCCATTTGCCATTCTCTGCACATATGGAAAATTTATGTTTATATTCTGTGTTACATTTTCAGCTGTATCAATATGTACATTTTTCTCGCCATACTGATTTACTGTTTTTGCCGGTAAGCCAACACCAGCTATCGTTTGTATTTCATCTTTCATAGGCTCACCTCCGCTCAGAGCTTCAAATTATCAACATGTTCAATATGAACATTCTTTTCACCGTACTGATTTACAATAGTCGGATTGTTGATTATTTGAGTTCTTACACCATCTCCTGCTGCATCTGCGGCACCTGATGATTCTTCGTCCACAGTCTCTGCTTCCACTGGCTCTGCCTCATCCTGCTTTGCCTCCTCTGGAATTGGATACAACCTTCTATATAATTCTGCCATTGCAAGCCTTAATTCATGTGATTTCGGTTGGAGAACATTTCTTAGACGGTCACCATCTTCGGCCGATTCATTTCTAAACCACAATCTATCCGTGCCAGGTATCAGACGCAAAAACTCATCAGACACATAATAGGAGTACTCTTCCATAGTTTGTGTCGTATCGATTACAAGCTGACGGAAAGCGATATCCTCAATCTCGCGCAGGTCGTACTGCCACTTCCGATGCACGCTGTGCAATTCATCTGCCAGACTAATTTTTGTCTGTTGTGCTGCAGGATCGTTATCTATACAGTATTTCAAAAGTCCTTTTACATCTTTTTTGAATTGACAAAGTAATCCCTTATCTGCATCCGAAAGTAGACCCGGCTTTAATACCGGGATGCTTTTTGCTTTAGCAGTCTGTTCTTGTTCCTCCGTCAATCCATTCACAGCCCCGGCCCAGGCCTTTGCCATCGCTTCCCCAGAGGCGAGAATTTTTGCAGTCAATTTATCATGCGCGGATGTAGTCGTTTCCTCGCTTGTTTTCTTTTTGCTCGCAGCCTTTGGCTTTGCCATAGCAGCTTCATAAATAATAGAAGCAAACAACTCTGCCAGTTTCTGACTCGCATTATATGGTGTGATATTCGGAATGGCTTCTTCAAATAAACTACAGAGTCCTTGAACAGCATTATCCGGGAAAGAATCAATATATTCTTCAAACGCTGACGTCTCCACGTTGGCGTTTATTTTTTTTGCTGTTTTCGTGATGTTGTTTGTTCCATTGTAGTAGGCCTTGAAAGTCGAAGGCTTTAATTCCTGAATCGGATTCAAAGCTTCATCCTCATAAACAACGATGGTATCAAGCAGTGTGCGAGCGAAGGCACTTGTGTTACTACCGGAGCCAATCACTGAATATACGCGCTGAGCGAAGTCACAAAACACCATTGCCAAAAGCACCTCCGTATCCGTTCATATCCGAACATATCCACCGGTACCCAAACGTACCAGCCTGATTTTCTATACTTAATTTCAGAAGCAGCAAACCACTGCTTTCTGACAAAACGTATTTTTTAAGACAAATGCACTTTTTAATTATAGCACATTGTAATGCATTTTTCTACTGTTTGCGTGAATATTTACATCGCGTTCGCAAATATTTTATCGCTAATTTGAATTATTGCTTTTGCATTCTTGTCCTAAGCATGACATAAAACTACTTTTCCTGAAATTTGCTCACCTTCTTCGTGGCCACGAGGTGTGTTCGTAGCTGATGGATGGAAGAACTTTCAATATGAGTGCCAGCTTACGAACGGCTGGTCACCGATTTGAAGCGGAGAAATCCGCATGAGGTGACCATCTTATGAAAAGCAGAACTGGCAGCCATACAGGTTATCTCCGCTTCGGTTTAACAGCCGAAAGGAGAAAATCTTATGGCAATCAACGACAATCAAAACACACGCTTTATCTACATCCGTTCCACCAAGCAGAAAATTTCTTGTTCGGAGCAACAGTTTCAGGACTTTTACCGTATGGCCGGAGCAGTACGCAAGAAAGAGCAATACCACCATCGCTGCAAATGCCCGAAAAAGTTCTTCTGGGCCTGCGATGGTGACTGTGAAAACTGTGAACACCATTTAGGCTACGGTACACTTTCGCTCGATGCATCAAATACCGAGGATGAGAATTCTCTGCTGGATACCGAGCTCACTCCGTCCGTTAACATGGAGGACATCTATGCAGACCGTGCACTTTTAGAACAGCTGTTCCAGCGTCTTCGGGAACTCGACCCTGATGCCGACCGCATTATTGAATTATGGAAAGAAAACGACAAGATTTCTGACCGTAGTATCGCTGAGGCTTTGGGCCGCAAACCTCGTACCTTTGCTGACCAGATGAAGCGCATCCGTACTGAATTGCGTAAAGTACGTGGTTATTAATAGGTAACGCACATGTTTCTCTCTGGCTGGGTCAACCTCAGTCGGAGAGAAAATTTTTTTTAAAGAAAATCCGCTCAAATCTGGTGTTCATCTCCAGTGGGAAAGTATGAGGCACAACAAAACAGCCTCTCAGAAACGGAGGTGAGCATCAAGATGCAAGCTTATCACAAAAGCGATACCAACATTGAAATGATTGAAGTCCTTACAACAATCAGTCAGGTATCAGCAAGAATGGCAAGAAACCTCTCAATTCTTGCCGCGCAAAGACAATCCGAGAAAGGAGAAAGAACCTATGAGCAAAATGGCAGACATGAAACAGACAATCGAAGATCTCCACAGTGCTGCTACCGCTATTAACGACGCAGCCGACTGGCTTTACCAGCAGTTCTCCGGCGCAGACGATTCCAATAAGCAGCAAAGTTCTGAAACTGCTGCTACAAAAGAAGAACCCAAGCCGGAATTAAAGCTGGAGGACGTAAGATCTGTTCTTGCCGGGAAATCCCGCGCAGGACACACTGCCGATGTACGTGACCTGCTCCAGAAATACGGAGCGACAAAGCTCTCCGCTATCGACCCGGCAAACTATGAAGCCCTGATGAAGGACGCGGAGGCAATCGAAAATGGGAAATAAGCAACACGCGATTCTCTCTGCCTCCGGCGCTGACAGGTGGATTCATTGTCCGCCATCGGCACGGCTCTGCGAGACCTACGAGGATAAAGGAAGCGACTACGCAGCCGAAGGCACGGATGCCCATGCGCTTGCGGAGTTCAAGCTAAAGAAAGCACTGGGGCTTCCGGCAGACGATCCGACAGATGGGCTTTCCTGGTATTCCGAAGAGATGGACGACTGCACCAGCGGCTATGCCGAATTCGTGCTGGAACAGGTCGAAGCCGCAAAGAAGGCCTGCGCTGATCCGGTTGTCCTGATTGAGCAGCGAGTAGATTTCTCCCGCTGGGTAGAACAGGGCTTCGGTACCGCCGACTGCGTCATCATCGCGGACGGCACGCTCCGGGTCATTGATTTCAAATACGGCCTCGGCGTTCTTGTTTCCGCTGAAGAGAACCCGCAGATGCAGTGCTACGCCCTCGGTGCTTTGGAACTCTTTGATGACATCTACGACATCGATCAGGTCAGCATGACCATCTACCAGCCAAGACGGCAGAATGTCAGCACCTTCGATATCAGTAAGGACGATTTATACCGCTGGGCAGACGAAGTCCTGAAACCGACAGCAGTGCTTGCCTTTGCCGGAGATGGAAACTTTCTCTGCGGAGAATGGTGCGGCTTTTGCAAAGCAAGAAATGAATGCCGGGCCAGGGCCGAAGCCAATCTGAGGCTGGCACAGTACGATTTCAAACTCCCCCCGCTCCTGACGGATACCGAAGTCGAAGTCATTCTTTCTAAGGTGGACGAGCTGATCAGCTGGGCATCCGACATTAAGGACTATGCCCTGCAGCAGGCGCTCTCCGGGAAGGAATGGAACGGCTGGAAGCTGGTCGAAGGCCGCTCCAACCGTAAGTACAGTAACGAGGCCGCTGTTATCCAGACGGTCGAGGAAGCAGGATTTGATCCATATGAAAAGAAGCTGCTCGGCGTCACTGCCATGCAGAAGCTTCTCGGTAAGTCCCGCTTCGATGAACTCCTGACGGCTTACATTGAAAAACCGCAGGGCAAACCCACTCTTGCGCCGGAAAACGATAAACGCCCGGCCATGAACACAGCAAAAAATGATTTTATGGAGGAAAAACATTATGAGTAAGAATACGAAAATCAGCAATCCCATGAAGGTT